TCAAACAAGACCGGGGGCCAACGGGGTAGCTAAGGAGCGCTCTTCAGTTCGCAAGAAACCGCTGAGAATGCAACTGATCGTGGTGACCGATCCCGCCACCGCCAAGGTGCGCACGGCCCCGCGGCTGGCCGCCCCATGAGAAACTACCGGCTCGATGTCGCCGATATCCATCCCGAGGTGACAGGACCGGGGCGTCCCATGCAACGCCGGTTCCAAATCAATGACGGATAGTGCTAACTTGTTGAATCTAAAAGAGAAAATCGTCTCCGTCGCGCCCATGATGGATTGGACGGGTGATCTGAAGAAAAGCGTTATGAATCAACAGCTTGGATGAAAAGCAAATCGGCCATGTGGCTCAAATGTGGCACTTTGACCCCTCCCGAAGGACTGGACCGACACACCATCCGCGGTGCCCACTGTCGGTCCAGTCACCACAAAAGAAACGGCCCGCATTGCGCGGGCCGTTTTCACTTGTCTTGGAGCTGCTGTAGCTCTTTTCGAGCCGCCTGCTGTCGATCATCAAGGTACTGGGCGAGGTCCTGAATGCCCACTCCCTTGGGTGACTTCTGGCTGCTCGGGTCCGTGCGCACCAAGGGCAGCCTGATCTCTCCCGTCGTGCACTTTGCAGCCAGCTTCTTCACGTCCAGGTGACTGAAGAAATCGCGCTGCACCCACTCAAGCGGAATGACGGGGCGGGCGTCGTACTGGGCCATCAGCAGGAAGATCGTTTTCATGGTGTCTCACTTTCATTCGCCAGCTGTAGCAGCACGTTGGCATGGGATGGCGCGCCCGGCCTGCAGCAGCCTAGGAACTTCTCGCGCGATTGCATCGGCGACGCCGCGCGCGGCATCGAGTAGCAGATTGGGCCGAAGCCGGGCGTGGTCAAAGCGTGTCCTCCGCCGGCGGGTTCATGCCGTGCCTGCAGTTGGCGCGACAGTCGGCATCGCCAACACCGCCCGGCTCGCCGTAATCGTGCTCGCCGGTGGTCAGGTCGACGAAGACGGCCTGCGAGCAGTCCACCCAGCCGATGGGGCAGGCGCGGCCACCCTCGAACTCCCAGATGCGGCCGCTGTGGAACGTGCCGTCCTGGCCAGCGAGTTGGCGCGCGGCGTCGATGAGTCGAGTCAACTGCGTGGTCACGGCAGAATCCTCCGAAACTCAACGCACCAAACCCATGGGTTCGCGGCCCAGCTCGTGGTGTCGGGATGCTTGTCGAGCCATGCCTTCACCCGGGCGTAACGCTTGCTTTTTGGATTCGCCGGTAGCGCAGGGCGACCGGCAGCGTTGAGCGATTCCCACAACCGGCGATACTGGGCAATGGGCTGGTTGAGTGCGTTGAAGCAAGCTCGCTCGCTCCCTTCGGACCAGACATCCATGGCCTCCAGGGACACGGCGCTCATGGCCTCGGGACGCTCAATGCCTTCAGCGACAGCATCGGCCTCGCTGATGTCCTGCAGGCGCTCGACACGCACGCTGATGATCTCCAGCTCCATTCGGCATGCCCAGCGCGGCATGTGGATGCTGGGCTTCCATGGGCCGTTGCACTCGTCGTCGGTGGCGCGGTACGCGGCCGTGGTGCACTCGGGATCGATCTCTCTCGGCGCCCACGCCTCTCGCACCCAGAGCCGATCGCCCGGCTGGCCATAGGGGCAGCGCTGCTCGCTGACGTGCCACCATGCCGGGCCGGTGTCGTCCTGCAGCCAGCCTTCTTTCTCGCCGCCAAGGCCGCCGTACCAAGCGCATCCCGGCGGTAACTTGAATATGCGCCGCGTTTGCGTCTTGCTGCCATCGAGCAGCGCGCGCACCATCGGCGCGCTGAACAGGATCGGCCGCTCTTTGAACGCCGGCACTGGCGGGCACGGCCTCGTGCTCACGACTTCAGGCGGCGCCATCGTGTGCCTCCCGAATGTCGATGATGGGAACGTAGTTGCCCTGGGCCAATGGAGGCAGGGACTTTAGGGTGATGGTCACCACCAGGCCGTGCTGCTGCGCCCAGTCGACCAGCTGCTGCGCGTGCATCTGCACCGCCTGGATCTCTTTGGCGCGGATGCGGTCGGGTGAGGTGTCGAGTAGATGCATACTGTCCTTTCAACCGACGGAGGTAGGCATGGCGTTCAGGACCATGGAAGAAGTGATTGCGTGGACGGCCGAGCGCGACGATCCGGAACTGGCGCTCCGAAACGGCCTTGCGCAGGGTGTTTGGGCCGACGATCGCAGCAGGGCGCTGGCTAGTGAATGGATTCGCAGCGCTGAAGCAGCTCGAAGTTCGGCGGCCGAGGCCATCGCTCTCGATGCGGCAACTCGATCCGCAAATGCCGCGGTATGGTCAGCCCGTTGGGCAGGACTCGCGGCATTCGTGGCGATTGCGGCGCTGATCGCCGCGGCGTGGCCCTCGAAGTAGGCGGAGTTCACCTCTTGGAAGAGTTGGGCGAGCGCGCCGATACTGGTGTCCTTTGCACAATCGAGATCACGATGGAACAGCAGCACACCTACACAGACCTTCGAATCGAACACCGTGGCTACCTGATATTCCCGCGTGCCGGCGGTGCGCCGGGAATGTTCGAGGCGTTCGGTTATACGGTGCGAAACGAAAAGGGACTCGAGGTTTTCACCGCCGACAAGCTGAAAGGCGAGTTCGCTACGCACCAGGCGGCGCTGGATGCGGCGGTCGCAGCTGCTCGTGTGCGCATCGACAAGCGGCTCGACGAGCCACTTGAGGACTGACATCGGTTCGATCGCCTGGCGCGCTACGATGCGCGCCCAACGAGGAAAACCCCGATGCCGACTCCTGAATACTGCCTGTTCGGATTGAACTGGTGGCCGCTCTGCATGACGAAGGCCGAGTGGTCCGGATGGGCGCAAGCGATCGGCGCCGCGGCTGCGATCTTTTTCGCGGTACGGATCGCAGGTACGCAGGAGCGTCAGCGCCGACGGGAAGCGGTCACCGTCGCCGGCGTCACTGCGGCGCTGGTCACCTTCATGCTGATCGAAATGCGAGCGGCAGTGCTCAACGTACAGTCCGTCAATCTGCGCTTGGCGAACCAGCTGCCACATGACGGAATTCTCGAATTCCTCGGCGCAGCCAATCGGTTCGTTGCAGTGCCTCTTCCGTCCGAAGAGCAGCTCGTTCGGCTGAGTGCGTCGCCCCATACCCATGCCGCCCGCCTTGCGGAGCTGTGCACCCGTATCACGTTCGCGAAGCAAACCGTAGCTCTCATCGATCTCTCGAGAGATGACGAGATGAATACAGCCGAGTTCAGTGCACGAGCGGCGGCCATCGACCAACTCAATCAGATAGGGTTTGATCTCGTGGCGGCTCAGACGGCACTTGAGGAGTTCCGTAGTGCGCTGACACTCTCTCCCGATCTGCGATCGCAGCCAACTGAGAGTTGGGAGCATCTTCAGCATCGTCTCAGCCTTCGCGTTCGACTGGCCGCCAGTCGCTGGCGCCGCTGAAAGTTCGCCGGCGCATCTCACGCTGTTGGCAGTCCACGGGCGCATCAGATGCCTCCCTGGACGGCCAAAGCCATCGCCACGTCGCGCACCCAGATCGGCTGCGCGGACAGCATGAACGTCTCGCCGCTCCAGGCCAACAGCAGCGTGGTGCCCATCACGCCCGCGATTGCGCAGGCGGCGTCGCTGGGCACGGCGTTGCCGATACGCTCGCGCCATGCCTGATCGCTCAACCCGTCCAGCTCGAAGCGTTCCTCCGGATCGAACAGCGATTGCAGAGCTGCCAGTTCCAGCGTGGTGAAAGGGCGGTGCCAGGTGCCGTCGAGCGCCTGGATGCGGCACACCACCTTGTCGGCCGCGGCAGGCATGCGCGGATCTGCGACGCTCCACCGGCCGTTGTCGTGGCCGGCTGCCGCGCTCACGGCGCCGGCGGGCTCGGTCCACGGCATCACGCCGTAGTGACCGGCCGTCAGGTAGTTGTCGCCCTTGCCGCGCTGGATGCCGCTGCGCGGGTCTGCCACGGCGAATGCGCCCTGGCCGGTGGTGCTACCGCTGATGACCGTGCCGGCCGCTTCGTCGAACGCCGTCACCGAGTACTTGCTGAACGCGAGGCCGGGCTGGCGAGGATCTGCTACCGCGGTGCCGCCGGCGGATGGGCCGGTGCCGGCTGTGACCGTCGTGCCCGGCTTGTCCCACGGCACCACGCGGAACACGTTGTTGTGGCGCACGCCGCTGGCGCGCGGGTCCGCCACGCTGAACGTGCCTTGGCCAGGCGACTTCACGCCGATCACCGCGCCCATCGGCTCGGCCCAGTCCAGCACGCCGTACTGCTGGTACTGCAGCGCGGCCGCAGGCGCGCGCGGATCAGCCACCGCGAACTTGCCATTCGACGGCAGCGACTCTCCCGCTACGGCGCCGCTGGTCGCATCCCAGGACGTGACGCCGTAGCCGGCTGCATAGAGCTGCTGACGCGGGTCAGCGACCGAGAACGCGCCGTTCAGTGGGAAGCTGCGGCCCGCAACCACGCCTGACGGCTTCGACCACTCTCGCACTCCGAGGGCACCGCCATGCATCTCAGGAACGATCAGGTAGTCGCGCAGGTGCCCGTTCTCCACAGCCAGCTTGTTCAGGCTGCGCCAGTCGCTGCCGGCCTCGACGAAGGCCAGACGCACCCAGGTCTTCCATTGCAGCGCGGGGATGCGGTGCATCGGGCCTGCGCGCATGTCGCCCGGCATCAGCATCTTGCCCAGCACGTCGCCCACCGCACGCAGGGGGCGCTTCTCGGGCTCGTACAGGAAGGGCGGCACCTTCTCGATGTGGCGCGCCACCAGCAGGAAGCGCTTGCGACTTTGGGCCAGGCCACCGATCTCGCCGCAGTCGTGCGTCGTCTCGGCCACTGCGTAGCCGTAGCTGCGCAGCAGGCCGGTGATCTGGTCGAGCAGGTGCCGGCCGCGCGTGGCGATGCGCGGCACGTTCTCGAACAGGATCATTTCGACCGGATCGTCTTTCCAGGCCTCGAGCATCAGCCACACGCCGCGCAGCGTGAGCCGGTTGAGCGCCTGGTACTTGTCGGTCTTGCTCTTGCCTTCGGACAGCAGGCCGCTGAAGCCCTTGCACGGAGCCGAGAGAAAGATGATGTGCGGACGCTCGTGGCCGGCCGCGCGGTGCACGTCGGCCACCGTGGCCTCGACCCATGCGGCCGGCGGCGTGCGGCCGTGAAACGCCTCGTACTGGCTGCGATCGAAGAGATCCAGCACCGTGCCCTGGACACCGGCGAGCCGGTTGAAGTCGCGGATGGCCGCCGCGTCGACATCGATGCCGCCGATGCAGCGGAACTTCGCCTGCGTGTTGCCAACGCGTGGATTGGCCTTGTTGAAGCCGCGTGCGCCGCCGCCCAGGCCCACGAACGCATGAAAGTGCCTGATCTCAACCGTGTTCATGCCGCACCGCCCGTCAAGACAGCATCGGCGCGCTCGAGGCGCTCCAGCTCGCTCAACACCAGCGCGCCGGCCTTGACCAGTTCATCCCACCGATCGCTCTCCTTGGCTTGCCAGCCCTCGGGGCGGATGGCCTCGCCGAAGGTCGCGCCGTAGCCGGTTTCCGAGGCCGGCCAGTCGCGGGCGCCAACGGGCATGGCGTAGTAGGCGGCCATGGCGGCGAGTTCGTCATTGACGTGCTCGTCGTCGTGCTCCGGGGTCCAGCCTTCGTCGGACTGCTGGCGCAGGCGTTCCGCGATGACAGCTTTCAGCGCCTTGCTGGTCATGGTCCTGCACGTGCCATCCTGCGAGCGCTTCGCATGCGCTCGCATGGCGTCGTCGACCAGCACTCGCCAGTCACTGTCGGAGGACATGACGAACGGGAAGATCCCGACCTCGATCAGCGCTTCGCACGACATGGTGTCGATCAGCCACTTCAGGCGGTCGCCATCCTGCGGTTCGCCAGGCTGCGCGGCTGCTGATGCGGCTGCCCTGGAATCGACCAGTGCGTTGATCTTCTTGCCCAGCGCAGAGGCGGATCCCGCGTCGTGCCGATATGACGCATTGCCGTATTGCACGATGAGGGCACGCAGGTTGCTGGCGTCGTCAATCGGGGTGGCCGGCCTCGCGTAGCCGCGCACATGAATGCCGTTGACGCGCTGGATGGTTGGGCGCCAGGATTGCTGCTCCATCCAATCGCGAATGTGCATAGCGGTGCGGTAATCCACTCGCTCGATGCCGAGCGCGGCTAACAGCTGGGCGGTGCTCACGAACTCCGGCAGGGGGGTGAACAGGGCGGTGATGGGCTGCGCCAGGTTGATGATGGCGTTCATGACTGGCGCTCCTTGATCATGTCGGCCGTCACGGTGATCTCGCGCACGTTGCGCACGGAGTAGAAGCTGATGTCGACGTTGGCGTCGAGCCATGCCGCGACCATGGCCTGCAGCTCCGCTACCTTCGGCTTCGCGAGATCAGGGAAGGTGTCGGCGTACTCGCCCACGTCTTCGTAGGCGCGCTCGCCGATGTCTTCGAGCAGGCTGTCGACGCTGAAGTAGTGGCTGGCGGCTTGACGGACGGCATCCGCCTGGTGGATGACGCGCCCTTCGGTCAGGCCTTCATCGCCATCGATAGAGTCGAGCGCTTCGTGCAGCTCGGTGTAGCGGAACTCTTCCCCGTCCGTGCTGAAGCACTGTTCGGGTTCGCTGGCCGGTACCTCCGCTGGTGCGGCGGCGTCATGCACAGGGCATCCCGCTTCGGGGATGAATCCGAACTTGCTGTCATGGCGGCACGAGTGGCCGCAGGGCATGCTCGCACTGAGCACCGCGGCAACGGCCGCCCCCATCCTGCTGCGAATGAAGTTCCTCTCGGCTTCGACCTTGTTCACGCCGAACCACGCAGCAATGCCGGCGTCCAGAGCGTCTTCGTGGAATTTCTGAGGGATCGCGAAGAAGCGGCGGTCCTCTGCGCCCAGCTTCAGTGGCTGCGCCTCGCCGGTCAGATAGATGAAGTTGGGCGTGGTCATGGCTGGATAGCCTCCATTTCGGTGTAGTCAGCAATCAGGGAGAAGGAAAGGGTGTCGGGCCGTACTTCCCAGGCGCGGTCGCCTTGGGGGCGCAGCACTTCGGCTTCGACGCCGTGCGTGTTGAACACATCGACGCCTTTGCGCAGGTCGGTCTTCAGCTGCACGCGCTGCCCGACCGTGAAGGCGTTGGGGTTGGCCGCTGCCTGCATCTGCTTGGCGATCTCGGCGGTGGCCTCGGCCGCGCTGGGCTTCGGCTTGCGCGCGGGCTTGGCGGGCGCAGCCTGGGCGCGCACCGCAGCGGCGGCGCTCTCGACCTTCTTCTCGCTGGCCGCCTTCTTCATGGCGGCCTTCACGCCGGCCTTGATGGCGGCCACGTCGATGTTGAAGTCCTTGGCCACGGCCTCGATGCGCGCAGAGGCGGTGGCCTTGCCGGTTGCGCCGTCGACCAGCGTGCGCATGTCGTGCTGTACCAGCAGCAGCATCAGCACGCGCTCGCATTCACCCTCGGGACAGGTGTCGATGTGGCTCTCGATGGCCTCGCGCGGGGCGACCTTGCCGAGCTTCAGCAGGGCGCACACGTGTTGCCGTTCTTCGGTGCCGAGGCCGTCGACCAGCAGGTGGGCCACAAGGCGCTGCACCGGTGCGCTGAAGCCTTCGCCCAGGTCGGCCGCGAGCGCTTCGTCGATCCGCTCGACCGCCTGTTTGCGCCAGATCTGTTCGAAGGTCTCCACGCCCTGGCGCTGTGCCGCCGCCTCGCTAGTCTCGACCGTGGGCGCTTTGGTGATGCCCTGTTCCTTGAGCAGCTTGCCGACCTGGGCCGTGGGCAGCACTTCGACCAGCTCGTGCGTCTTCGGGTCTTCGATCAGCGTGGGCGTCGGCATGTCCTTGCCGAGCACCTTGCGCAGGGTCTTCATCTGGCCGCCGAGCGCCTGGTGATCGTCGACCTTGGTGTAGCCGCGCAGCGTGTTGCTGTCGGGCATGATTTCCTTGGCTTCGCGGCCCGTGATGACCGTCTGCCCCTTGGCCTCCGCCGCGGCGCGGATCCGCACGTAGTGCGCTTCCTTCTTGCCGGCGAAGCACGTGGGGTCGGTGCAGGTGTCCGCGTGCGCCACGTCGTCGAACAGCTCGGGGTTGGCGCCCGAGCGCTTCGGGCACGTGCGGCAGCTGCCGGCTTCAGGCACCAATGTCTCGTCGGTGATCTTGAACGGGGCGCTGCCGAGCCGCAGCATGTAGCGCTCGTCGACGTGGGCCTTGGCCTTGCGGAAACTCATCGGCTCGCCGTGGAAGTCCGGCGCGGTGATTTCCTTGAGCACCTGCAGCTGCAGGTTCGGCTGGCGCATTGCCACCAGTTCGGCCGTCGACCGGGTCAGCTTGCCCTCGTAGAAGGCCTCCCGCGCCTCGGGCTCGAGGTTGAGCAGCGCCAGTCTCTTGTAGACATAGGAGCGGCCCTTGCCGATGCGGTCGGCAATGTCTTCGGCCGACATGCCCAGCGTGTCGCGCAGGCGCTCGTAGCCCTCGGCTTCTTCCATCGGATGCAGATCGCGCCGCTTGAGGTTCTCCACCAGTTGCAGCTGCAGCATTTCGGCATCGGTCAGGCGGCGAATCAGCGCCGGCACCATGCGCACGCCGGCCAGGGCGCAAGCGCGCCAGCGCTGCTCGCCGGCCACGATCTCGTGCGTCGGGCGCGGGGCATCGGCGCGCCGGTCGGAGTACGTCTCCGCCATGCGCGAGCCCGGCAGCGGGCGCACCAAGATCGGCTGCGCCACGCCCTGCGCCTTGATGCTTTCGGCCAGCTCCGTGATGAAGGCATGGTCGAAGTGCTTGCGCGGGTTCGTCAGGCTGGGGACGATGGCGGAGTGGGGTAGCTCGGCCAGGCCGGTGGGCGCCGGCTCCGTGGCTTGCACATCCCCCTTCACGCCGGACTTGCGCAGTGCCTTTGAAGGCACGGAGGCCTTGGCGTCGACGTCGGCGGTTGCCGCCGCGTCGCCGCCGCGGCGCTTTGCGTTGTACGCGGCGATCTTCTCGGCGTTGCGCTTTGTCCAGTCGGCGCGGTGGGCCTTCTGGCAATCGCGGCAGTAGCGCTGCAGGCCGTCCGGATTGGCCTTGTTGGCGGCGAAGGCGTCAAGCGGCAGGAGCACGCCGTGACAGGTCTTGTGGGTGGCGGGTTTGGTCATGACATGCTCGGTTGATGGGAGACGGCGGCTTGCGCCGGCTCAAGGGCCTGGAGATCTCGCAGTTCCTGCTGCAGCAGGGCGACCTCGGCCAGGCGCTTCGTCAACTTGGCTTGCCTGGCCAGGAACTCTTTCGACGGGCGGGGCGGCGCCGGCGGCGGCACGTAGCCGGGCAGCGCGAAGGCGGCGCGGCCTTCGACCACGATGCGCAGCAAAAGGCCTTCCTCGAGAGTCTTCTTGAAGACGGCCGTGGTGCTGCTGGGCGGCATGCCGAAGCGGCGCGCGACCTCGGAATAGGTCATGTGTCCGCCATTGGCCTGCAGGTGGGCAAGCAGAAGCGCGGGAATGCTCCCGGCGCGCGGCAGGTAGGCCGGCTTGGTTCGTCCCGACGTGTGGACGGCACTGTTGGCGAGCGCCGCCTGCGGCGGCGTGCGCCTGGCCCCGTTGAACAGGCTCGGCAGCGCAAACGCGTTGTAGGCGCCTGGCCGAAGGCACGTGGCCTGCAGCTCGGCGCCGCTGTAGCTTTCCGGGGAGAAGGGCTGACGGGGGCCGGCGACGGTGCAGATGACCGGCGCCTTCTCTTCTTCCACCGCGGCCTCGTGGGCGTGTTGGAGGGGCGAGTTCATTCGGCCACCGTCACTTTCGCGGAGGGGATGCCAGTCTCCAGGGCGAAGAAATCGCTCAGGACCAACTGCTGCAGGTGCCGGATGTCGTACGCGTTCGCAATGACGATGCTGGGCTTGAAATGCGAGCCATCCGTGGCGCTGACATGCTTGCCTTCCGGGGTCGTATCGGGATTCACGCCGGGGCGCGTCACCTGCCAGAGTAGGCCTCCCATGGCATACAGCGTGTCGACTTCATTGGCGAAGCGGCAATCGGTCACGATGAGGCGCATCGCGCCGTCGCGCTGGTAATCCACGACGCGTTGCAACAGTTGCCGTGTCCAGTAGCGTGGGTCTTCAGTGCGGCGGTACTCCGTGGCCCACCACTGCATGATCTGCCGCGGTGATCGAGGTGCCGCCAGGAAGATGGCCCATTCGGCGGCAGTCTTCGGCGCGTCGCCCCGGACCGCGAGCGTGGCGATCACGGCATAGAGGAAGGGCCGATGCGTGCACTTGCTAAGTGCGAGCGCGTCGGTCGGCTCGTTCTTCGTCGCAGGGTCGGTCAGCAACCGAATGTCGATGCCGAAACCCTCGGCGACTTCTACGCGCAGTGCGTCGGCGAAGGCCAGCTTGCGGAAACCGCAGTGCGTGATCAGCAGATCGGCGACGGTGTCTTTGCCAACGCCTGCGAGGCCCGTAAGGCCGATGATGTGTTTCTTCATGAATTGCTCGTGCAGCCAGGCGCTGCGGTGGTTGCGGATTGGGGAGCGGCGGTGGGATCGACCTCGGTCTTCGGCCATCGATCGGGGGCGAGCGCGCAGCTGGTGACGGTGGCCGTCAGCTCGTTCAGCACGGGGCGCACGCGGTCAAATTCGAGGTTCAGCGCCTGGCCCGGCTTGAGCCGCGCCTCGTGGATCTGCACGAACAGGGCGGCATCGGACCCGGGCCAATAGGCAGTGACCTTCTGCACGCCGCGCTTCGTGCGCTCCACCAGCGGCAACATCCAGACAAGGGTGTCGCCGCCGGCGGGCGAGATCGCGTGCGCAGGGCTTGGCCGCCCGCAAAGAAAGAAGAGGCCGGAGGCTTTCATGGCGTGTCTCCAAGACGGGCGACAGGCCTGGCCTGCGCGAGCGCATCGGCCTTGTCGCGGGCTACCGCTTGCGCGGCATCGGTGTCGCTGGGCGCGTCGAGCAGGTGCGCGATGGCCGGGGCGACGGCGAACAGAATGAATATCAGCAGGGCAATGGCCCAGCGGGGGAGTGCGGCCAGGTTCACGATGTGGCCCCTTCCCGGGCATGGGCAATGGCATCGCGTAGTCGCGCCGCCTCTGCTTGCGCAGCCGCGATCAGGGACTCGCAGGCGAGCAGGCGCTCTGCACGTGTGCAGGCGACAGCGAGCGCCGTGTTCGAGTCGTCGATCGTCGGCGCGCGCAGGCAGAAGCCTTCGCACGCGTCACACCGACGCCCCGGCGCGTGCTGCGCGCTCACGATGCGCTCCCGGTGGCCTTGGTGATGGCGGCGACAGCTTCATGCAACCACGCCGCGCTGCGGTTAGCCAAGAAGGCTTTGGCGTCGCTGCGCTGCGCCTCGGTGAAGGGCTGGCCGTTGTCATCGATACCATCGGCCAAGATCAATCGCGCCTTATCGATGCGGACGGCTTCCCGTGCCACGGCCAGCAGCTCGGGCGCGGCGTCATGCAGGCGTCGCTTGTTCTCGGAGGTGATGTAGACCGCGCAGGGCTGGCGCAGGCCATGCTGGACCCCGGGGCAGTCCCCGCAATCCGAGACGCAGGTGCACGGTGCCAATAGCGGCGCGCTCACGATGCTTCCTCCAGCACAAGGCCCTCGCCGGCGAGTGCCTCGGCCACCGCCGCCCGTGCCTCTTCACCTTCAAGGATCGTGACATCGCAGCCGTCGAGGAACAGCTTCGTGTCGAGCGCGAGCAGGCCGGCGTTCATGCGGCACCTCGCCCGTGCTCGAGCTGCCAATCACCGCGGGGGCCTTCGCCGCGCACGATGCCGGCGCGGCGGCTGTAGACGACGCTGTAGCCGATGCGTCGTTCGGCCAGCGCACGAGCGGCGCGCAGCATGCCTGCAGCAGCGCGGCGGCTGATGGCCCGCGAGCCGCTGGCAGTGCAGAGGCGCAGGGTTGCCTTGCTTGCGGCGCTCACGATGCGTTGCCTCCGCAATCGCAATCGCAAGCGCGGGGAGGCGCTTCGAAGCGCATCTCCGACTCGACATTCGCCCGAACCGTTGCCACGTCCAGGCCGAGGAACAGCGCCTGTGCTGCCGTCAGTTTCTCGAAGCAGTCGGTCAGCGGGCAGAAGTAGTACGCGATGCGCGGATCCCGCGTAACCCGCCTGAGCACGGCATTAATGGCGGCCTTCGCCGCGACGAGCTGCTGGGCCTCGGTGGCTTCGGTGGCCTGGGGGGCCGCATCGGGTGCGGCTGGCGTCGCCGTCGTCATTTACGCCCCCGCGTGCTCAATGCGCTCGACGTTGGCGACCGGGCAACCGGTGACGTGGTGCGCGGCGCGCTGGGCGCGCTCGGCGTTGTCCGCGCGCAGCTGCACGAACGGCAGGATGCCGTTTTCAGAGGCGACGGGATGGCCGAAGCGGTCCCGCGGTGTGTAGTAGCAGCGGTAGCTGCGGCCAGAAGCTTTTGCCATGTCCATCTCCGTCAAATGCCGCGATGCGGCGAAGGGCCGAGGCCCGATGAGGAGTGGAATTTCGGACAAATATGCCGAAGTGTCAAGACAAATATGTCTTATTCGGTCTGATTCGATCGGACTTTCATGTCTGGTCGGGCAACAAAAAGGCCGCCCGAAGGCGGCCTTTGCTGATTCGAGAAGTCGCTCAGGCTGCCATCAATGCAGATGCAATATGGTGTGCGGCCTTGTCGGCGGTCTCGCAGCGGACGAGGCGAACGCCGCGCGCCTTTGACTCCAAATCGATGAAGGTCAAGGACTCTTGGAATGTTTCGATTTCCCGCCGGGAGAAGGGCTCGAGCATGTTTTCTGTCGGGCAGCCCACCACGATCTCAGCCGTATCGATCGGCAAGACTTGCTCGCGACGCAGCCCCTGTAGATCGAAGACCTTGACCTTGAGGGAGCGGATGTCCCCGCTCGTGTGGCCTGGCCGAAGTACACCAAAGTTGGCCGCGTACGTGTGTCGCAGCAGGCCGAAACGCATCTGCTTGCCGCCGACTTTCAAGCGGACGTTGAAGTCGCGAAGGGCGTCTGTTGCAAGGTCCACTTCCTGTTTCCGCAAAAGTGCGACTTTGACTCGGTCAGCCCAGTCGTCGAATGCGCGCTTCGTTGAATCAGAGGCTTCCGCAGCCTGGCCGAAGGCCGATTGACCAAACGCGCTTGAAAGCCTGATGGCAATGTCGAACACGTCGTTGATGTCACGGGCCGCACAGTCTCTCACCGGACCCAGGTCGAAGCCGCCGAACGGAGGTTCCAATTGTTCGGTGGGCGTGCCCGCATCCAGTTGCCTCTGTATGGACAGCACAGACTCCGTGACCATGGTCCCGATGCCCTTGCCGGCCGAGGGGCCGAAGAGCGATGCAAAGACCGAGGGTTGAACCGATTGCCGGATGGAGCTCTGTCCGCTCGCCGCGCGCACCAAAATTGCGACGGTCATGACCTCGCCACTCCCCGGGATGGTTTCCATCCTCAGGGGGCGCCATTCGGCCTCGAAGTCGGGTAGTTCAACGGGGATCATTGATGGAAACTGCTTGCGAAGGCGATTCTTTCAGGTAGCCCTGCTCGGGCACGATGCGTTCGCTGATGAGTTGGTCGACATGGAGAAGTCGGGCTCGCAGAAACTGTACCAAACTCTCGTAGATGCGGACGCCGTCCTGGGAGTATTGCGTAACCAAAGGCGCGGGGCCGAGGGAGACGCGGTGCAGCGCCGCGAGGCGTCCGCGCACGCGGCGGAGGAACGCCAACCGCTCATCAACGTCCATGCCGTCCAGGAGTCGATGGGCGATCCAGTTCATCAATGACTGGTCGACCTCCATCCCTTCTTTGAGAGCCGCCTCGTGGTCGATGAGAAAGACCCTTGATTCGGGAGACACAAGGATGTCGGACGGGCTTCTCACGTCGTTTCCAATCCACTCATCGAAGGCACAAGACAGATCGTCGACCTTCATCCGTCGCAGGATGTCCAGCAGCGTGTCCAACGCTCGGATCGGGCGGGCCATCGACTTGCTGCTCACGTCGAGCGCGCCGAAAACGAGCACTTTGGCGCCGCCAGGCCGGCCCACGTGCTTGGGGTTCACAGTCACGAGATAGGGATTCGGACTTTCCAGTCCGACGCACTGCGCGAGCTGGGCGCAGATGACTTCCACCATCATCGCGCGGGTCGACAGACCGAGCTTCAGGTAGAGCATCAGCGGCTCCTGCGACATCCCGAAGGCGGGGCAGAGCCAGATCTCGTTACGAGATCCCGAAATCCGATTCCCTGTGCCAGCTGTAGCCGCGATGCCCAGAATCGGCAGCTCGTTACTTTTGATTGACCTGACGTTTCCTGGACCGCTTGCCATGGTTCTCCTCAGCTAGCCTCGAAAGCTCTTCGAGGTCTTCTATTTTTTCTGGGGCGATCGGTGCACCCAGAGGGCTGGCGGCTGCACCGTCTTTGGAATCGAAAGCCTTGTTGATGGCTTCTCGTGTGAGCGCGCTGTCGGGGGCGAGTGCCAGTCGATAGAGCAGATCGGCGACCGACTTTTGCGGTTCGCTGGCGAGCGTGGAGAGTTCGCGCGCCAAGATATCAACGGCTTGACCGATGGTGGGCTGGGCAGCCTGGGACGTGTCCAGGTCCGGGTGAATCAGCTGCCATGGCTGGCGGTCAAAGAACTTCGCGAGGCCGGACACCGTTTCGAGCGAAGGCTCGTTGGTCTTGGCCAGGATCCGCGTAATCGTCTTCGGGTCACAACGAGCCGCTTTGCCCAGTTCGGTTTTCGTTACCGAGGGCCGCTCATCCAGCAGGCGCTGCAAATTTGTGGCGAGAGCATCGAGGGCGGGACTGGCATTTTTGGTCACCGTCGGATGATCCGCGCTTTTGCCTGGCAAATTTGTCCTTGTTGTGGCGACATATTTGTCTAAAATGGGCCGATGGAACAACATGCGGACCCCCTAGACAAGGTAGTTGCGGAGCTTGAGCGACGCCGGGGCGAATTGCCCAGCATCGCGCGGGCGTGCGGCATCCCCTACGACACCGTCCTGCGGATCAAAAACCGTCAGAACGACCCTGGCTATTCGAAGGTTCGGGCGCTCCACGAGCACTTGTTCGGGCCGCCGGAACTGAGCGAGTCCGATCCTGCAGCTGCCGCCGACCAGGCGCTGCCAGCCGGGGAGGGTGCCCGTGCGTGATGGCTCGATGGGTGAAGCCATTGCCAAAGAGCTGGCGGCCATGCGCGTTGTGATCGGAGACGCTACGCCGCAGCCATGGCCGCGCGGTGCAAGTCGATCAGCAGGGTTTCGGTTGCCACCTGTCCTTCGCGCTCGGCGTTCCCGGCCAGGCGTGCAAGCGTCACTGCGAAGCTGGCGCGCCGTTCGGGCGGCAGCTCGTGCACGACTGCAAACACTAGTGCGCCGAGCCCATCGATGACCGCGTTCATGGTCTCCAGCTCGCTTCGGTACTTCTCCATCGGTGCCCCCTTTATCGGTGCTGCTGCCCCGGCTCGTGCCGGCGAGCAGCGTTGCTCCACCTTCCACTCGCAGGAGACATAAACAATGAGTGCTGAACTCGTCGACTTCCGCGGCAAGATCACTCCCGAGACGCACGCTGCGCTCGAGGCGTTGAGCCAGGTCACCGGCCGCGATCGCAATGAGATCGTGCGTGACTGGTTGCATGAAAAAGCTGCGGAACACATCCATATCGCTAGTGTGTTGCACAGCCAGCTCCTGGCTAAGGGAATGGCCGGGGTATTGGAGGGAGCCCGGGGGACTCGCCGGGGAGCTTCAGGGAATCGCAGGGAGTCCGGGGGATCGTCAGGGAGTTCGGGGACCTGATGGAAAACTTCCAGGAAGTCCTCCATCAGATGGAGGAATTCGGCATTGAGCTGCGCACGCAGGATCGCCTGTCGTTCCCCAAGCGCCATGGCAAGCGGGTGACGTGCGGCGCCGGCGGCAAGTTCTGGTACTGGCTGCAGGAATTCCGGCGCGACGACGGCAAGGTCTATCTGGTCGGGCGCTTCGGCTCCTACAAGTCGGGCGACTCCGAGAAGGTCGAGATCGACTGGACGCCCATCAACGACGCCGAGCGCGAGCGGCGCGCGGCCGAGCAGGCGAAGCAGCGAGCTGCGGCCGAGGCCGCCCGCGCGATCGAGATCGCGAATGCCGCGATGGATGCGTCGACGTGGTGGCGCCGCGGCAGCAAGGAGGGCGAGTCCCCCTATCTTCGAAAGAAGGGCCTCGAGGGCGAGTCGTGCCGATACGTGCCCGAGGATGTGTGGATGCTCTGGCCCAGCCGAGAGCCTGGCGAAGAAGACGTGCGGGTGTTCCTGCCGGCCGGCACGCTGATCGTGCCGTTGCTTCGCTATGACCTCGATCGCAGCGAGGCGCTGCGCGGCCTTCAATTCATTCGGCCCGATGGGGCCAAGATCTACCAGCGCGGCTTCGGCAAGCCCGGCTGCGCGCTTCGGCTGGGTGAACACCCGGCCGACGTGCGCCTGATCTGCGTGGTGGAGGGCTACGCGACCGGCCTGACCGTGCGCTTGGCCATCGACAAGGCGTTGCCTGTCTACGTGGCGCTGGATGCCGGCAACCTGGCGCACGTGGTGCCGCTGCTGCGCGAGCTGTACCCCGACGTGCGGATCCTCGTGTGCGCCGACGACGACTGGCTCACCCGCGACCAGCGCTCGGGTCGGCTGACGAATCCAGGCCGCACGGTGGCAAAGCAGACATGCAAGCACGTGCCCGGGTGCGATTTCGTGTGGCCGGTGTTTGAGCCGTCGACGCGCGGCGAGAAGGACACGGACTTCGACGATCTGCGACAGCGCCAGGGCCTGGATGCTGTGAAGCGGCAGCTGCGGTGCGTCATTTCGATGATGGAGCGCGTCCATGGCTGACGAGCCCACTGATCCGAACGTCGACGGCGTAGCCGTGCCGCAGGACACGGCGGAACCCGCGCCGGAGGCGCCATCGTCAGCACTCGGCGCGACTGCGCCGCAGGATGGCAACGTCGTTCAAGCAGAGTTCGGCAAGGCAGCGCGTAAGCGCAAGGGCGCGAAGGGCTCTGCCGCATCTGACCCCCCCCACCCCCCTGAAAGCGCAGCAGCGCCATCCTCGGGGACGGGGGGAGGGCAGGCCGCGAAGCCTTCCACCGCCGCCGACAAGCCGAAGAAAGAGCGTGTCGTCGACTGGGGCAAGTTCAACATGCTGGTCGAGCACTTCGCGCTGATCTACGGCACGGACAACGTGTGGGACGGCCACCAGCGCTTGCTGATGAAGATCGGCAATATGGCGCACGCGCACGGCAGCGACATGGTGCGCATGTGGAAGGGCTCGGAGAAGCGCCGCACGGTGCTGCCGCAGGACCTTGTCTTCGACCCTACGCAGACGTGCGACGAGCACTGCATCAATCTCTTCGGTGGCATGGAAATGGAGCCGAAGGAAGGCGACGTTGCGCCGATGCTGGATCTGATCCGCTTCCTCACGAGCCGTGCATCGGAGCAAGAGGACGAATGCGACGAGATCATGCACTGGCTGCTGTGTTGGCTGGCCTATCCGCTCCAGCACCTTGGCACGAAGCTGCGCACGGCGGTGATCATGCATGGCGACGAAGGGGCGGGGAAGAACTTCCTGTTCGACCTCGTGGTCGCGATCTATGGGAAGTACGGCGCGCTGGTCGGCCAGGACGAGCTGGAGGACAAGTTCAACGATTGGCGCTCGGGGAAGATGTTCGTGGTCGGCGATGAGGTTTCCAGCCGGGCCGAGCTGGTGCACAACAAGAACCGGCTCAAGGCGCTGATCACCAGTCCCACGGTGCAGATCAACCCGAAGAACCTGGCACGGCGGGAAGAGGCGAACCACATCAACATCGTGTTCCTCTCGAACGAGCTGCAGCCGCTCGCGCTGGACAACTCGGACCGGCGCTACCTTGTGATCTACACGCCGCGGGCCAAGGACTTTGCCTACTACCGAAAGCTCAAGGAATGGCGCAACAACGGCGGCGTCGAGGCCTTCTACCACTACCTGCTGACGTACCCGCTGGAAGGCTTCGACCCCTACGCGCCCGCGCCCTACACCAAGGCGAAGGCGGACCTGATCGACATCAACCGCAAGAGCCCGGAGCGGTTCTGGCATGAGTGGCAGGGCGGGCAGCTGGATCTCCCGTATCAGAGCTGCTCGATGGATCAGGCCTATCAGGCCTACCTGAAGTACGCCCAGCGCACGGGCGACCGATTCCCGATGCAGCGCCCCGTCTTCACTCGCATGGTGCTGCGCTTCAGCGAAACCATGGACAGGCCCGCGCGCGAGAAGGTCATGAACATCACGACGGACGGCGCGCGCAAGTCGCACCGCATGTTCCTTGTGTGCGACCCAGCCTTCGGCGATCAGTCGCAGGGCGACTGGGCCACCGATGCAGTGCGCCTGTTCGCAGACCACTTGAAGGTCTATCTCGGATGGTCTCCCCGGTCCCCTGGGGAGGGTGATGAACGGGAAGGACATAGCCAATGAGTTACGGAGTTACAGCGATGCGTAACGGCGGAATCAAGGCCCGGCGCGGGTTGTTACGGGGTTACGGCGTTACGCACCCTCCCAAATGCATGCGGGCGTGTGCGCATGGGTGTGCGTGCGCATGTATGCATGCGCGATGGGTCGTAACCGCGTAACCGCGTAACTCGCTAGGCGTGGTGCGGGTGTGCCTGTTACGCGCGCTCGTATCACCGTAACTCTTACTTTGAAAAGGAAAAAGGAAATGAGCAGAGAGCAGGAACATGAGCAGCGATTGGCTGAGTTGCTGACCCTGATGGGGCGCGGCTTGACCAATGGGCGCCTTCGTTTGGCAACCGGTTGGGATGCCTTTGTGAAGTTCGACGGCGAGCACATGGTGCGCGCGTTCTTGGACTTGCGTTTCGATGTGCCCACGGCAGGCATGACGATGACCGCAACGCCATCGCCTCAAGGCGGATCGAGTGGTGACGCATGCCGCCTTGATGACATCGATGCCATCTGCGTGGCCGGTGTGGACGTGATGTCTGATCGCATGAGCGTCACGATCTACGGGAATGGTGGCGGTCAGGCGTTGCCGCCGGTCGCCCCTGGCCTGCGCACCAGCCTGGGGCGTGTGGCGGCCCCGCAACAGGCCACCCCCCCTATGGGTCCTCCTGCCGCAGGGAGCCATGGGGGTAATTCGACCCCCGTGCTCGCGCCAGTCGCAGGCGTGGAGAAAAGTGAACAAGTCGGTGAACGGGGCCGCGCAAAGTGAACAACAAGGTGACGCTGATCACGCAGTCGGAGTACGCCCGACGCCGGGGCGTCGCCAAGTCGGCGGTGGCCAAGGCTGTCGCCGAGAAGCGGATCTCACTCATCGACGGCAAGATCGACCCGGCCGTCGCGGACATCCAATGGAGCCAGAACACTCGCGCCAGGGCCGACAGCGGGCGCAACGCCGTGGTGAACGAAACAGGCGAGGGGCAGGGTGCCCCGGCGCCTGCGGAGTCATCCGCCGCGCCAGATGCGCAGGCGTCGAAGGATGCCGGCTACCACGAGCTGCGCACACGCCGTGAGCTGGCCGCCGTTGAACGCGAGGAGCGCGAGAACGCGAAGGAAGCCGGCCGACTGGTCGACCGAGCCACGGTCGAGCGCGCCGTCTTCGATGCCTTCCGCCAGTTGCGTGACGCGGTGATCGCCACCGCCCCGCGGGTGTCCCCGAAGCTGGTCGGCCTGGCCGACGCGAGAGAGATCGAGCACCAGGTCGTGAGCGAGCTTCGCCGAGCCTTCGAAGGCTGGGAAGCACAGATGCTCGAGCGACTCCCCCCCAAAGAGGCCACCTGATGGAAGACATACGAAGCACGAGGCCTCACCAGTGGACCTTCTTCGACGGCGGCCAGCGCCTCCAGATGACCGACAGCATCGAGCTCACGATCCAGTCGCTGCAGGCCTACCTGCCGGATCACCAGGACATCGGCATCGCCTGGAGCGGCGGCAAGGACAGCACGGCCACGCTGACCATGATCATCTGGCTGATCGAAACCGGCAAGATCCCGCGCCCACGCAGCATCACGGTGTTCCTGGCCGATACCCGGCAGGAGCTGCCGCCGCTGTGGCATGCGGCCATGCAGATCGTCGACGAGCTGCGCGAGCGCGGGATCCGCGTTGAGATCGTGATGGCACCGATGGATGACCGATTCATGGTCTACATCCTGGGCCGCGGCGTACCTCCGCCCAACAACAATACGCTTCGCTGGTGCACAGGCCAGATCAAGATCGAGCCGATGCAGGCCGCTATTGCTGCGCGCCTGGACCAGTACGAAGGCAACGTGCTGATGATCACGGGCGTGCGCCAGGGTGAGAGCGCGATCCGGGACCAACGCATCGAGATGTCCTGCGGCAAGGACGGTGCCGAATGCGGGCAAGGCTGGTACCAGAAGGTGCTGCCCAATGCCAAGGGCCTCGCGGGGCGCATCGCCACGCTGGCTCCGCTGCTGCACTGGCGGGTGTGTCACGTCTGGGAATGGCTCAAGCACTGGGCGCCCCGGGCCGAGTTCGGCGACTGGTCCACCGCCATGATCGCCGATGCCTACGGCGGCGACGAAGCCGAAGAAATCAACGCCCGCACGGGGTGCATCGGCTGCCCGCTAGCGCAGGAAGACAAGGCGCTGGACAGCGTGCTCAAGCTGCCGCGGTGGGCCTATCTCGCCCCGCTGAAGGGCATCCGGCCCCTGTGGCGCGAGCTGCGCGAACCGCAGTACCGGCTGAAGAAGGCGGGCATTGAGCGGCTGAAGGACGGCAGCATCGGCAAGAACCCCCAGCGCATGGGTCCGCTCACCTTCGAAGCGCGCCTCATGGGCCTGGCGCGGATCCTGGCCATCCAGGCCGAGATCAACGCCTCGGCGCTGGCATTGCGCCGGCCCGAGATTAGCCTGATCAACGCCGAGGAGGAGGCTCGCATCCGCGAGCTGATCGCTGCGGAGACATGGCCGAACGGCTGGGACGGCGACGAACCGCTGGGTATCACGGTGATGGAAACGGTCTATCAGAATGGTGCTGTACAGCCGCTGCTGTTCAGCGCGGAGGATGCAGCTTGAACATCGCCGATGGATTCGACCTGGTGATGAGGACGGCCACCGCGGCAGCTCGGCCGGACCCGGAGTTGCGCGTCGACGAGTGGTCGGAAGAATTCATGGTGCTGCCTAAGAGCGCACCGCATCCTGGCCCGTTCCGCTACGAGCGCACACCCTACGCGCGCCGCATTGCCCAGGTACTGTCGCCCGGGCACCCATGCAAGCGCGTTGTGGCCAAGGTCGCTTCGCAGATGTTCAAGACGCAGAGCGCGATCAACTGGATCGGCGCCTGCATCCACCGGGCGCCGGCCAACATCCTGGCGTTGCAGCCGACCGACGGCCTCGCCAAGCGCTTCAGCGCACGCATCTCGCAGTCGATTCGCAACGTGAAGGTGCTGCGCGAATGCGTCTCGGCGGAAAAGAGCCGGGACAAGCGCAACACCAGCCAGGCGAAGGACTTCAAGGGCGACGCCACCCTCTACATCAATACCGCTGGCGCCGCGGCCAACCTGGCCGAAATCACTGTTCGGTACCTGTTCATCGACGAGGTTGACCGCCTGCCGCCTCTCGTCGAAGGGGATTCCGTCGAGATCGCCGAAGCGCGCGCAACGCAGCATGAGCGCGACTGCAAGTTCTATGAGGTCAGCAGCCCGACCATCGAGGGCTTTTCGAAGATCGACGAACTGCACGCGATGGGAACGCAGGAGGTCTACCTCGTGCCGTGCCCGGGTTGCGGCCACCATCACGAACTGCTGCTGGAGAACTTCCACTACCGCCGCGATCCCGACACGGGCTTCATGGACCGCGCATGGTTCACTTGCCCGGAATGCGGTGCCGACATCGAGGAACGTCACAAGACCACGATGTTCTACGACGAGGCGCTCGGCGGCACCGCGCACTGGCATGCGAAGAGCCAGGGCGATGGCGAAACCATCAGCGTGTCGATGTCGGCCTTCTACATGCCGATCGGTGCCATCGGCTGGCTGTCGCTTGCCCGCCAGTACGAACGGGCGAAGCAGGCGCTGCTGCGCGGCGATCACACGCTGATGCAGGCCTTCTACAACACACGGTTGGGCTTGAGCTACAAGAACAGCGAGAACGCGACGACGGCCAAGCAGTTGCGCGATCGCGCCGAAGACTACGTGCCTCGCGTCATTCCGGATCCGGCGCTGGTGGTCACGATGGCCGTCGACACCCAGGCGAACCGCCTCGAGGCACAGATCGAGGCCTGGGGGCCGGGCCTGGAACATTGGGTGATCGACTACATCACCCTGATCGGCTCGCCGACTGAGCCGCCCGAAACGCCGGGCAGCGTGTGGCAGCGGCTTGATGAGATCCGCCGCACGCCCCTCATGCATGCCAGTGGCTGCAAGCCGCTCATGATCAGCGCCTACGGCATCGACGCCGGCGGCGCCAATACGCAGGATGTCTACAACTACGGTGCGGCGCGCAAAGGCCTGAGCTGCACCGTGCTGGCCGGCGCCACGCGGCCCTTGCGCCCGATCATCAGCAGCTCGCCATCGCGCGTCGACATCGACTGGGGCGGGACCAAGGTTCCCGGAGGCGTGGAGCGTTGGGAGGTCGGCACAGACGTTGCCAAGGACTATCTCTCGGGGCGCCTGCATCTGGCCGATGGTCCAGGGGCGATGCACTTCCATGACAAGCTGCAGCCTGATTGGTTCGACCAGATGGTGTCGGAATCTCCGCGCACGAAGTTCGTCAGGGGCAGGCCCGTTCGGCAATGGGAGTTGCCCAACGGCGTGCGGAATGAAGCATGGGACGTGTCGGTCTACAACCTCGCCATCGCGTACCAATTGGGCCTGCACAAGTGGTCAGCGCTCGACTGGAAGCGACTGCGGGAAAAGCTGATCCCGGCCAATCTGACCCGGGACCTGTTCGCGCCCGCCGCAGTGGAGGTCGCGCAGCCCATACCCGAGCCTGCGCCTGTCGAAGCCGACGTTCCCCGTGAAACCACCACGCCAGAGCCCGTCCACACGTATGGACAACCTCCCGCTTTGCCTGCCCCAGTGGCCCCGGCACCCGCGCCGGCAGTCGCCCAACCCTTGGCCCCCGTCCGGCCCGCCGCGCCGGTGAACGTGGGCCGCCGAATCATGTCCAGAGGAATCCGACGATGACATTTCATATCGACCACCATGACCTTTCAGATGGCGAAGAGCCAGAGTCGATAGACCAGCGGGACCGCGAACTGGATGCCCTCTGCGAAAACTGGGTGACCTGGTGCCGCGAGCGCCGACTAGAACGGCCAGTGTCGAAGGAAGCCGCCGCGATAGCGAGGGTCGGTGCAGGCACGCGACCGCTGCGCGACAAGCCGGACAACGCTATATCCGCCGCATCGATGGCCGCGCTCCATATTGCGTACACCTGCCAGCCCAAGAGCCTGGAAAAGCAAGTGTTCGACCTGTACTACGTGGTGCGCGTGAAGCCCGTTAAAACGGCCGCCGCCGCCCTGGGCATAGGGCGCGCGCACTTCTATCGCGTGCTCGTGGAGTTTCGTCGCCGGCTCAATCTCTCGGCGCAATCGTTCGAACGAAATGGCCCGCATGTGGCCGCGCTGGTGCCTGCCGCCGATGCAGACGAAGGTCACGCATCGCACGTCGAAGCCGCCGCTGTCAACACCGAAAGTGTCTCGCAAACAGGAGACAACTTAGGCCACCAGTGATGCATCCTGATTCAGAAAATTAAGTCTCCGCAAGGAGTCTCCCGTTCCCCCGTTCCGCCCCGGTGACTCCTGTTGCCGGGGCGATTTTTCTTTCAGGACTCACCATGTCGTATTCGTTCAACGTTCGTGCCGCCACCAAGGCGGAGGCAAAGCTGAAAGTGGCCGCAGAGCTGGACAAGGTTGTCCAGCAGCAGCCGGTCCATGCCAACGACCGCGATCAAGCGCTGGCCGTCGCAACCGCGTTCGTCGACATGCTGGCCGAAGCCGGCGAACAGCAAGACATCGTCGTCAGCGTGAACGGCTGGTTGAGCTGGTCGGGCGAGACGCCTGCTGGCTACGACTTTTCTGGCTCTTGCGTCGGCGTCTCCGCCAGCGTGGCCGCGAAGCCGACCGCCTAAGCCTCACATGCTCGACGTTCGCCGCACCGGGCCAAGCATGGCCGATGTCATTCGCGATCTTCGCGATGTGTCGTCGAACGTGCTGCCCTATGCCGCGGCGACTGCGTTGACCAAGAGCGCGAAGCGCGGTCAGAAGGCCGTGATCGCGCAGATGAGCACGTCCTTCAGGAGCCCGGTTGCGTACACGCTCAATGCGACGCGCATCGAGGTCGCGACGAAGGACAAGCTGTTCGCCCGCATCGCCGTCAAGGATCAGCGCGGCGGGCGCGGCACCCGGCCCGAGTCGTACCTGCTGCCGGAAGTGGAGGGCGGCGGGCGCAGCGAGAAGGGCTTCGAGCGTGCTCTGCGCTTCGCCGGCATCTTGCAATCCAACGAGCGCGCGATGCCCGGCGCCGGGCTGGCGCTGGACGCGAACGGCAACGTTGCCCCGACCACCATTCGCACCATCCTCCAACAGGTTACGCGCGCCGGGGCCTCGCAGAAGCGCGGCAGCGGTTCGGTGTTCGCCGGTGCGATGGGCCGCAAGCAAACGCGCGGCATCTGGAAGCGCGAAGGCCAGGGCGTCAAGCCGCTTTTCATCTTCACCCGCAATCTGCCGACGTACCGGCCGCGACTCGACTTCGTGGGCGCCGCCGCCTCCGCCGTGCGCGACGGGTTCGCCAGCGATTTCTACGCCGCTGCCAAGTCGGTCAGCAGGAAGTTCAGCACATGAGCCTGACGCTCGCTCAACTGCAGGCGCGGCTCGACGCCTATCTCGCCGCCGAGGCCCGCATTCTGGATTCGCAGGAATACAGCGTCGGCCAGGGATCGACCGCCCGGCGCAACCGGCGCGCCGATCTCGAACAGGTGCGTGCGGGCATCAAGGAAACGCAGGCCGAAATCGCGATCGCGCAGAACGCGGCAAACGGCGTGCGGCGACTGCGCTACTTGCGCCCGAGGTACTGATCGATGCGCGCCAACCTGTTCGATCGACTCATTGCCGGCGTCTCTCCCGCCACAGGCGTGAAGCGCCTGCGTGATCGCATGCAGTTCGACGCGCTTGCCTCGCTCCCGAGTATGGAAGGGCTGTCGGATGGCGAGTTCGGCGGCAGCAGCACCGGCCGCGATGACGGCGGGTCGAAGAACTGGCGCCCCCGCGCCAGGGACGCGCGCGCCGACTCCCATCCACTGCTGTCAACGCAGCGGGGCCAGTCGCGCAACCTCTCCAGCACCAGCCCGATTGCCGTCGGCGCCATCAACACCAACGTCGACCGCGTCGTCGGCACTGGCCTGGCGCTGAGCGCACAGCCGCACCGCGGCATCCTCGGTTGGAGCCGGGAGGAGGCCACCGCCTGGAAGAGCCATGTCCAGGCCGAGTTCAGCCTGTACGCAGACAGCACCGAGTGCGACATCGAGGGCCAGCAGAACTTCTACGAAAAACAGGACCTGACGCTGCGCAGCACGCTGGAGAGTGGCGATTGCTTCACCAACATGCCCGACGGCCAGCCGTCGCGCACCCAGCCTTACCGCCTGCGCCTGCAGACGCTCGAGGCGGATCGTTGCGGCAATCCGCGCGGTGGCCGCGACACAGACGACCTCGCGGGCGGCGTGCGCTTCGGCCCCAACGGCGTGCCGCTGGGCTACTTCATCTATGACCGTCATCCGGGTTCGCAGAGCCTGCGCGGCGATCGCTATGCCGGCCAGTGGTTCGACCGCCTCGGCCGTACAGGCCGCCGCCGCATCCTGCATCACTTCCGCCAGCGCCGCCCGGGCCAGGCGCGCGGCATCCCCTACCTCGCGCCGATCATCGGCTGCATCAAGCAGATCTCGCGCTACACCGAGGCCGAGATTGCCGCCGCCGTCATCAGCGCGTACTTCACCGTCTTCATCAAGACCGACAGCGGCAACCCCGCGCCGCCAATCTGGGATGGCGGCCCGGCGGCGCCTGGCTCCGGCCCGGGCTCCGACGCACCGCAGGGCGGCGACATCGAAATGGGCATGGGCGCCGTCGTGGGACTTGCCAAGGGGGAAGAGGCGCAGTTCGCCAACCCGCTGCGGCCGAATCCGAACTTCGACAAGTTCATCCTGGCTGTGTCGCGCCAGATCGGCATGGCGCTCGGCATCCCCTACGAAGTTCTGCTCAAGCAGTTCAATTCGAGCTACAGCGCGAGCCGCGCGGCCCTGCTGGATGCCTGGATCTACTTCCGCAGCGTGCGCATCTGGCTCGCCCGCAGCTTCTGCCAGCCCGTCTATGAAACCTGGCTGGCGGAGGCGGTCGCCATCGGCCGCGTTGTTGCGCCGGGCTTCTTCACCGATCCGCTGCTGCGCTGGGCCTACACGCGCGCCGTGTGGCCGGGCGACAGCATGGGCTCCATCAACCCCAAGGACGAAGTGGCGGCCTACCGAGACGCGGTCGACGCGCGCTTCCTGTCGCGCGAGCGCGCCGAGTGGGAGTTGTTCGGTACCGACTGGAACGAGTCCTTCGACCAGAAGCAAGCCGAGGAACAGCGCCTCAAGGACGCCGACATGTTGCCGGTGCCCAAGGCCGGCGCGCCCGCACCTTCCGAGCCCAAGGACGCCACGCCGCCGACGCCGCCGGCTGATGGCGAAGACGACGGAGCCACCACGCCATGAACCTCATCGACTTGCTCACCAGCGCCTGGGCCATTCAGCCCGACAAGCTGCGCGAGCTGCAGGCGATCTATTCCACGCACCTGCGGGGCGAGAAGATCGACATTTCGGCCGTGGAAGCCCGGCTGGGTCGCCCGTTGCACAGCGAGCAGCAGGCCTACGCGGTCCACCCCGGCGGCGTGGCGGTGCTCAACATCGAGGGCGTGATCGCGCCCAAGGCGAATCTGTTCATGCAGATCTCGGGCGGCCTAAGCACGCAGATGGCCACCAAGCAGATCGAGAGCGCGATGGCGGACTCGCGGGTCAAGTCCATCGTGCTGGCGATCGACAGCCCTGGCGGCAGCGTCATCGGCACGCCCGAGCTGGGCAGCGCCATCCACGCCATGTCGTCGGAGAAGCCCATCGTCAGCCACAGCGATGGCGTCATCGCCAGCGCGGCCTACTGGTTTGGCGCAGCTTCCAACGCGGTGTTCATCAGCGGCCCCACGGTGCAGGCGGGCAGCATCGGCGTGGTCGCCACGCACAACTACAACCCGCGCGCCGCGGAGACCCAGACCGAAATCACGGCGGGCCGCTACAAGCGCATGGCAAGCGGCATCGCGCCGCTATCCGAAGAGGGCCTTGCGCTCATCCAGGCGGACGTGGACTACGTCTACAGCCTCTTCGTCGACGCCGTCGCCACCTACCGCGGCGCGACGGCTGAACAAGTTCTGGAGCACATGGCCGATGGCCGTGTGTTCCGCGGCCAGCAGGCCATCGATGCAGGGCTCGTGGACGGTGTTTCCACGCTCGATGCATTGGTGGAGGACCTGGCCACCGATCCCGCGAAGTACGCAAAGCGCCGCTCGTCGGTCTTCGCGGTCGCGGGTGTCCTGTCAACGGCTGCCGGTGCTGCGCCCGAAGACGAATCCTCCCAACGTGAAAAGGAACCTGTCATGCCCGAAGCTGACAACAAGCCGACCCTCACGCGTGAGTCCTTCGAGCGGGACCACGCGGCGCTGTTTGCGACCATCCGCTCCGAGTTCGTGACCCTGGGCGCAACCCAGGAACGCGAGCGCATCCAGGCCGTGCGTGCCGCCGCCATGCCGGGCCACGAAGGCCTCATCGAGCAGCTGGCCTTCGACGGCAAATCCACCGCCGGCGACGCCGCGCAGCAGGTGCTGGCGGCCGAGCGCACGCGCATCGCCGCCGCGGCCAAGGACCACCTGGGCGATGCCTCGCCGGCCGCACCCGGCGCAGTGGCGCCGGCCGATGCCGCGCCCGGCGCCGAGACCGACCGCAGCGTTGGCAAGCGCGCCGTCGCGGCCTTCAACAAGCTCCGCGGCGTCAGCGCCTGACACGCGTCCCCTCATTTCGACTTCAAGGAAAGACCATGACTTTTCTCGCAACCTACAAGTCCGAGGGCTTCGTTCCCGGCGGACTCATTGCCGGCAATGCCGCGCTGCTGATCAGCGAACCCATCGTGCTGCTGGCGGGCCAGAACCTCACGCGCGGCGCTCTGCTCGGCAAGATCACCGCCACCGGCAAGTACGTACTGAGCCTGGACGCCGCGACCGACGGCTCCGAAGTGCCGGCCGCCATCCTGGTGGAAGACACCGACGCGACCGACGCCGACGCGCCCACGGTCGCCTACATCCGCGGCGACTTCCTCACGGGCGGCGTGACCTTCGGCACGGGCCACACCGCGGCCTCCGTCAAGGACGCCCTGCGCGATCAGGGCATCTTCCTCATCGACCAGATCCCGGTCTGAGACGAATCTCAACACAAGCTTTTGGAGCCTCAACATGCCCGATCTTTTCAGCACTGACGCCCTGGTGGCCGTGATCGAGGACCTGCGCGTCCCGAACTTCGGCCTGGCCTCGCGCTACTTCCCCAGCGTCATCGAAGAATCCAGCGAAGAAATCCACTTCGACGTGGAGAACCGCCCGCGCCGCATGGCGCCCTTCGTCAGCCCGCTCGTGGCCGGCCAACTGGTCGCCAGCCGCGGCTTCCGTACCGACACCTACAAGCCGGCGTACATCAAGGACAAGCGCCCGTTCCACCCGGGCCGCGCCATCAAGCGCGTCATGGGTGAGCGCATCGGCGGCGGCGAGCTGTCGCCGGCGGAGCGCATGGACATCCTGGTCGCCATGGATCTGCAAGACCAGATCGACGGCGTCGAGCGCCGCCTCGAGTGGATGGCCGCCAAGACCCTGTACGACGGCAAGATCACCGTCGAAGGGGCGCAGTACCCCAAGGTGACGGTGGACTTCGACCGCCATGCGGACCTGACGATCACGCTGTCCGGCGCGAACCGCTGGGGCGAGGCCGGCATCAAGCCGCTGGACAGCCTGCAGGACTATTCCGACGCGATGGTCAAGCGCACCGGCGTCGGGATCTCCGACGTGATCATGACCATCGACGCTTGGAAGGTCTTCCGGTCCGATGCCGATGTGAAGGAACGCCTGGACCGCTACCGCGGCAACAGCACCCTGCAGCAGGACGCGCACAACCGCGAAGGGCTGATCTTCCAGGGCGTCGTGGACGGCTTCAACTTCTACACCTACAGCGGCTGGGGCATCATGCCGGGCGACACCGAAGCGCAGGAGCAATCGCTGCTGCCGGCCTTCACGGTGATCTGCACCGCGGCCCCCGCGCAGGTGGAAGGCGTGCGCCAGTTCGGCGCCATCCTCGATCACGAGGCGCTGCAGGCCATGGCGTACTTCCCGAAGAGCTGGCTCGAGCACGACCCAAGCATGCGCTACCTGCTGCTGCAGTCGGCGCCGCTGCTCGTGCCGTATCGCGTCAACGCGACGATGCGTATCAAGGTCCGCTGATCGCCATGATCGATCACACGCACGACCTGGCCGCCGTGTTCTTCGGCTCCGACTTCGCCTCGCTCTTCGCGCGCGTGCGGCCCGCCGCCGCGAACGTCGATGTGATGGTGATCCTCGGGGCCGTGGATCAGCAAGTGCTGGAGGGGCGGTCCGTTGCGGCCGTCCGCACCGCGCGCTTCGCCGCTGGCCAGGACGTGCGTGCCGACGACAAGCTGATCGCGCTGGAGCCCGCAGGCCCCGACGTGCCCACCGGCACGGCGTTCAGGCTGCTCGAGAACCCGCGCCGCGAGACCGACGGTCGCGAAGTGGAGGCGCTGCTCGGCAGCGCAACGGCATGAGCACGCCGGACAAGCTGCCGAACGGCCCGGTCTACGAGATCGGCAAAGCGCTCTATGCCGCACTTGTGGCAGATCCAGCTTTTGCCGAAGCGAAGCTGCTGGACAACCCCGTGCGGGCCACGGACCTGGCGGAAGGCGGGCGCGTGGTGTTCTTCGAGGATGTATCGGACCTGCCCGGGCCGGCCAACAAGCCGATGCACCGCGTGTATCGCTACAACCTCGGCGTCATCAACCGGTCGGACGAAGCGCGGCTCGGGTCGCATCAGGACTACCGCACCGGAAAGCGCGCCCTCAAGGCAGCGCTGCCGCGGCTCAAGGACCTGGTGCAGGTCAGCAATCACCGCGAAGGCGAAGTCGCATTCCGTTTGGAAAACATCGACGTGGGGGGCGGCCTCGTGCTGGGCACCTTCTCGCTCGAGTATCGCGACTCCGACGTGTTCAACGTCTGAGTCGAGCAGTCAACCTCTTCTGGAGAATTTCATGGCAGACGCACAAGCAATCCTGGGAGCTGGCGCCGTTCAGCTCAACATGTACAACCCGGCCACGCAGGCCTACGGCGGGTGGGGCGACCAGCTCGGCGCCGACCGCTTCGAGATCACACCCGATTCCGAAGTCAAGGAGAAGACTTCGAAGAAGCGTGAGAGCTACGGCCAGGCCGTAGCGTCCGTTCCACTCGCGAAGCCCACGAAGATCGCGATCACCATCTCGGCGGCCGACAAGGAAGCGCTGGCGATGCAGTTCCAGGGCACTCTGTCGCAGTACTCGCAGGGCGCCGGCAGCATCGGCGGCACTGTGGTCGCCAAGCTCGACAAGTGGGTGGCACTGGCGAAGCGCCAGGTGGTGGAGGCCGGCTTCGGCTTGACCGGTGCAACTGCCGGTGCGCTCACCAAAGACACCGATTTCATCGTGAACTACGCCACCGGCGAGGTGAAGTTCCTTGCGAGCGGCAGCGTGGCGCAAGACGAAGTTGTCACGGTGGTGGGCACTGCGCTGGCGGTGTCGGGCACCCGCATCCATGGCGGCAAGCAGGTGCAGGTTCGCGCGCAGGCGCGCTTCGTCGGCGTGAACCTGGTCGACGACGGCCCGATGCGCGTGGAAGTGTGGGAGGCCTCGCTGCGTTCCACGCAGGGCTTCGACTTCCTCGCCGACGAGTTCAACGGCGTCCAGCTGGAAGGCACGCTCGTGATTCCCGCCGGCAAGACGGAGCCGTTCGTCGTCGACTTCGACGATCCGGTGGCCTAACCCTCGATCGATGAAAAACCCCGGCGCATGACCACGCCGGGGCCTTCCCGCACCCCAACGCACCGAAACTGGAGCACCGCGTGTGACCGATCCCAAGATCAGGTACGACATCGAAACTGGCATCAAGGGCGAAGCCGACGTCAAGCAGCTGGAGGGATCACTCCGCGCGCTCGGCGACACGCTCGACGGCGAACTTGCGCAGGAAGCGGTCAGGGCCGCCGAGGCGCTGCAGAACCTCGGGTCGAAGCAAGAAGCCATCCAGAATTTCAACGCGCTACGGCGGACCACGCAGCAGCTCGGCCAGGAACTCGACATCGCGTCGGCAGCGGTCGACCGCCTTGGGGCGGAATTGCCGCAGGCCGCCGCAGCCACCGCGGCGTTTGCCGCAGCTGAAGCCCGCGCCCGCGCTGCCGTCGACGGTGCAAAGGCCGATCTCGATGAGCAGCGCCAGGCGCTGGTCAAGCTGCGCACCGAATACACCGGCGGCGCTCGCCGGACGGATGAGTATCGCGAAGCCAACGCACAGCTGTTGGTCACTGTGCGCGAGCTGCGCACCAACCTGGCCGAGCAGCGCGCCTCTCTGACCGCCGCAGTCGGCGCGACCCGCGGGGCACAGCAGGCCGAGCGCGCCCTCTCCACCGAGTACGACCGCTCCGTCAACAGTGCCCGCAAGCTGAGTGCCGAGGTCGGCAGCAAGAATGCCGCGCTCGAGGCTTCGCGCGGCGTGCTGCGTTCGCTGGGCCTGGAGACCGGGCAGCTCGCTCAGGCAGAGCGCAACCTCGAAATTGCGATCGGCCAGGTCCGTGAACGCGTAAACGGGCTCGCGCCCGCGTTTGCCCAGCAGGCCGCTGCCGCGAACGGCGCTGTGCAGCGCCAGATCACCGACCAGCGCACGCTGCGCGATGGCGTCCGTTCCGTGGGCGACGAGCTGCGGCGCATTCAGGCGATCGCAGGTATCGCACTCGGCGGCAGCTTCGTCGGCGGCCTGATCAAGGACGTGACCGACACGGCCGACCAGTTCAAGAACCTCGAGGCGCGTATCCGTCTGGCGACGGGCGAGGGCCAGGCCTTTAACACGGCGTTCCAGGGCATCACGCAGATCGCGCTGCGCACCAATAGCGCGCTCGACGAAACGGCGACGCTGTTCGTGCGCTTGGCGAAGGCAGGGACCGACGCCGGGCTCAATGCCGCCGCCGCGCAGGATCAAGCACTTGCGCTGACCGAGACCATCAATCAGGCGATTCAGCTCTCGGGCAGCGGCGCCGAGGCGTCCAAGGCGGCCCTCACGCAGCTCATCCAGGGCCTGCAGTCCGGCGTGCTGCGGGGCGAGGAATTCAATTCCGTGATGGAACAGGCGCCGCGCCTGGCGCAGGCGCTCGCGCAGGGCTTGAACCTGACCACGGGCGAACTGCGCAAGCAGGCAGAGCAGGGCGTGCTGACGGCATCGACCGTGATCCGTGCGCTCACGAGCCAGTCCGCAGCCGTCGCCTCCGAGTTTGGCAAACTGCCGGCGACAGTGGGGCGGTCGTTGCAGAACCTGCAGACCCAATGGCAGCTGTATGTCGGTGCCACTGACAACGGCATGGTGTCCAGCGCCAACCTCGCGCGCATCATCGACGGGCTGGCTCGGAACCTCGACACGCTCGTCTCGACCCTCTACGCCGCCGGCAAGGCCTATGCCGCGCTGAAGATCGCCGGGCTGGCTGCCGACGCCTACAAATGGGCCACGGCGACCCTGGGCGCGACCACGGCCATCGCGGCCAACACGGCCGCCACGCTCAACAACACGGCCGCCCATGCGGCGAATGCCACGGCGACCCGCGCCAGTGCGGCGGGCCACGCTGCCGCCGGCGCTGGCGCCGCGGCCAGCGCAGCTGCAGCAGCGCGCTCGGGCATCGTGTGGCGCGCGACAACGGGGCTGTTCGGTCCCATGGGCTTCGCGGTGGCCGCGCTCGCGCCCGAGTTCGTGCGCTTCGGCCAGGCGATCGGCGAGACGGCCGCGAAGATGGCCGGCTACGGCAAGATCATGAAGGAAGCCGAAGACCGGATGCGGCTGCAGGAGGAAGCGGCCAAGGCCACCGCAGCCCAGCAGCGCGCCCTGGCGCTCGCGCTTCAGGAGGCGCGAGACAAGCAGTTCGAGCTGACGAAGACCGCCACCGGCACTATCGCGAAGTTCGACGAGATGCGCGCGAAGGGCGACAGCGCCGCGGAGGCCATCGCCAAGATCGGCCGCGACTTCGACCTCTCGACCGTGCCCGGCATCAAGGACGCGGGCGCAGTGCTCGACAAGCTGCTCGCCGATTCCAAAATCACGGCAGGCCAATTCCAAGAGACATGGGCACAGGCGCTCAAGGGCGAAGACCTCGGGCTTTTCGAAACCCGCGCACGTGCCGCGTTCGCCGGCGCCACGCGCGAGGCCGAGCGCATGGCGGCCGTGCTCGACCAGTCGGCCCGGGAAGCCATTCGTCGCACCGGGCTCGATTTCAGCCAGCTCGCCGATGGCGTTGGTGCCGCGTCGCGCAGCGCCATCAACGACACGGAAGCGATCATCCGGTCGCTCGATCGCCTGAAGGCGCAGGGCGTCGACACGGGCACAGCCCTGTCCGCGAGCCTTTCCAAGAGCATCGACACCGCCGACAGCCAGAAGGCGCTGGACGGCGTGCGCGGGCAGATCGAGGCCGTGCGCAAGGTGCTCGGCGACAAGGTGGCCGACGGCTTCCTGCAGCAAGCCACGCTCAAGGCCGAAGAGCTGAAGGTGAAGATGGAAGAGCTGAAGCCCGGCATCCAAAGCGCTGGCGAGGCGATGAAGTTCTTCGGCTTGCAAACGCAGACGGCGCTCAAGGCCGCAGCCGACAACTCGCGCGACGCCTACAACACCCTGAAGAACAGCGGCAAGGCCAGCGCCGACCAGTTGCGCGAGGCGTTCACCCGCGTGGCGCGCGAGGCGATCGCGGCGAACAAGGGCGTTGCGCCGGCGTGGCTCGAAACAGAGGACGCGCTCCTGCGCGCACGCGAGGCCACCGAGCACTTCGGTGATTCGACCAAGCGGACCCTTGGGGAGCTCAAGAACGAATGGCGTTCCTATGGTGCCACCGTGCGCGCCGAAGGGTCCGCCACCCCGGGAATCATCGGCCCCGACAACACTGCGAAGCCGATCCAATCCGCCTTCGGCAACTCGCGCGAAGAACGGCTCGCCGGCCAGAACGCCGTGGACAACCGCCTGATGTTCGAGCTGCGGGACAAGCTCAAGGCGGGCACGTTGACCTCCGGTGATGCTGGCGCGCTGCGCACGGTGATCGACTCGCTCAAGCAGAACGCAATCCAGAACGCACAGGTCGACCGACATGGCGCGGGCTTCATCTCGCTCGAGGGGCGCCGCGATGACGCTGCCTGGCAGGCGATGGGCGCGCGCTTCGCCCAGGAACTGCGCCGCCTCGAGAACCCGGCCGGGGTACGCAGCACCAAGCACGAGGTCGAACTGAAGATGCCGAGCGGCGCCGCCGACACCTTCAACGTCGCGTCGGAACAGGACGCGCAGAAGCTGATCGAGCTGATTGGCCGCACGAAGGGTCGTTCGTCATGAGCATCACCCTCGAATACCTGGGCGACACGCTCGAGCTGGACCCGGATCTCTACTGGGTCGATGAAAACCAGTACAGCCCGGTCGAGCAGTCGGTGGATGTCGGCCTCACGGGTGCGCTGATCGTCCAGGCGGATGGCGATCCAACGCGACCCGGCCGCCCGATCACGCTGCAGCCGGAGGACGAATTCAGCGCCTGGATGATCCGCGCCGATCTCGACCAGCTCAACGCATGGGCAGCGATCGCCGACGCCGATTTCACCCTGACGCTGCGCGGCGTCGCCCGCACCGTGAAGTTCCGCCACCAGGACAAGCCCGCCGTCGACGCAAAGCCCGTCGTGCACTACAGCGACGTGCTGGCAGGCGATTTCTACCTGGTCACTCTCAAGTTCATGGAAGCCTAGTCATGCCAATCCAAGAAGGCGACATCAAGTTCCTCAAAACCCAGGTCATGCAAGACGTGCCCGAGGGCGGCGGCGCGCCGACGGGCGAGGTGGTTGTCGACGGCGCCAGCAACGCCATCTTCCCCGACATCTCGGAAGTCGCGCGCGCCGGCGGGCGCGTCAGCCTGCGCAAGCTGGGCCTGCACGTCGACACCGAAACCGTCGACGACTTCCTCGACGCCAACATCGTCGTCGCGATGCCGCCCGACGATGCGAACGTCTCGGCCACGCTGTTCAACACCGGCGAGACCTTCGACCGGCGCACCGCGGCCGTGTCGCGTATGGAGGCCTACCTTTCCATCGGGCCGCAGTACGCCGGCTACCTGTACGGCAACCACGTCAACGGGCAGGACACGCTGCTCATCTACCAGAAGACCGACGATCTGCCGGCCATCGGCTCCACGCTCGTGCTGACCAAGCGCGAAGGCTACAGCGACCAGTTCCAGCAGTACGTGCGCATTACCGAGGCCGCGTCCGAACTGCGCACCTTCGAAGACGACAAGGGCACCTACCAGCGCTACGTGCTGACGCTGCGCCTGGCGAACACCCTGACCGCCGACTTCCCCGGCTTCGACATGTCGCGCTTCGAGTACACCAAGGCGCAGATCGCGCTACTGACCAAGCTGAGCGACACGGTGGTGGCCAACGCCGCGCGCTACTACGGCGTCACCAAGCTGACCGAAGCCGCCTCGATGGGCGAATTCACCATCAAGGGCGAATCGATCTTCACGCAGCTGGTGCCCAGCGCGCAGATCGAGACGCCCATCGCCGACGCCCGGACCAACCAGATCACGGCCGGCGCGGTGTCCACTGGCAGCGCCATCGTCCAGTCGATCACGGCCACCTTCACGACCACGCAGAACCTCTTCATCGGCGGCGGCATCGCCCCGGGCTCGCTGTCCGTGGTCAATGGCGCCATCACCGTCACCGACAGCGGCGGCCGGCTCATGAGCGGGGGTGCGCAAGTTGGCACTGTCGACTACGAGAACGGCGTGCTGGCCCTGACCACCAACATCTTCGGTACCGGCGGCCTTACCTACACCGTGACCTACGCGCCCGCCGCGGCCCCGCAGTCGGTCAACCAGTCGATGGGCTTCGAGGTCAAGCAGGAAACCCGCTCGCTGAGCTATGTGCGCACCATCGAGCCGGTACCGGTGCGCGGCACGCTCTCAATCAGCTACATGAGCCAGGGCCGCTGGTACGTGCTGCGCGAGCAGGGCGACGGCGCCATCCGCGGCGCGGACAGCGGCTACGGCTCGGGCAACCTGAACTTCACGAGCGGCACCTGGGCCGTCACGCTCGGCGCGCTGCCGGACGTGGGCAGCTACATCATCGTGCAGTGGGTGGAGCCTGCCGCTGCCCGCGACAGCGACGTGCTCACGCTCGACAACAACGGCAAGTTCTACTGGCCGTTCAACACCTCCGGCGAATCGTCGCTCAATGCCGGCGCCAAGGTCATCCAGCCCGGCGCGCTCACCATCACCTGGCTCGATGGCGCGATCACGCGCACCGTGACCGACGACGGCGCGGGCGGCCTGACCGGCTACGGCACCGGCTCGGTGAGCTATGCCAGCGGCACGATCCGCCTCTCGCCGACCACCTTGCCCGCGCCCGGCACACCGGTCAGCGTCAACATCAACAGCGCCGCCAAGACCTCCGCGACGCTCACCATCGCCAGCGGCTCGGGCAGCTTCGGCATGACCGGCATCACGCCGGGCTCGGTCAGCTTCACGCTCACGGGCCAGCTGCGCGCCCAGTACCTCGCCAACCCCATCGTCAATTGGGGCGCAGCCGCCACCTACCTGGTCAGCGACGACGGCGCCGGCGCGCTGGTGGCGCACCTGGGCGATGCGCTGGTGGCGGTGGGCACCGTCAACTATGCGGCGGGCACCTTCGTGCTCAACGCCAACACGGTCCTGCCGCTGCCGGTCGCCCTGCAGTTGACCGCCTTCGACAACGTCTACCTGGCCGATTCGTCGAACGGCCCCTGGCACACGATCGTAGTTGCCAACGCCTGACCGGAGCACTCATGAGCGACATCTATCTCAACACCGGCGGCTCCTCTTACATGCGCGTGCCTTTCGTGCAGGTGGCCGCCAGCACCATCCTCTCGCTGAACCTGGGCGGCGTCACCTCGGCTGCCGCCCAGTTCACCAACACCACGCCGGCCGCCGACAGCCTGTCCGGCACGATGGACCACCTGCACCTGAAGACCAACGTCGCCAATGCGTTCTCGATCTCGGGTGCGCGCTTCAGCCGCGGCGGCAAGGACTACGTGGTCAAGGCCTCGGGCGAGGTGCAGCAGGACATCTCTCCCGTCACCGGCAACGGCACAACCGTCGGCACCATGTCGCTGGGCCAGGGCGAGGTTGTGCTCGACGCCTGGGCTGCTGGCGCCTCGCCGGCCGTCACCAACTGGCGCGCGCTCGCCGCGGCGCCCATCAACGGCAGCGACACGCCGTTCGCCACCTACGCCATCACCTTCCGGGTGCCGACCGCGCCGCTGCGCACCGGCAGCCTGACCGTGCTCGGCACCATGCAGGACGGCACCACGTTCAATGTCGGCGCCGACGGCGACGGCATCATCAACACGACCCGCATCAAGGGCCGCGTGAACTACACCACGGGCGTGGTCATGCTGGTGGGCGTGACGCCCTCGGCGCCGGCGGGGCAGTCGGCCGTCGACGTGTCTTTCCTCGGCATCCCGGGCCTGACCACGGCCTACATCGACCTGATCCGGCAGGAGACCGTGCGCCTGAACGCCGTTGCGTTCACCTACCTGCCGCTGGACGCGGCGCTGCTCGGCATCGACCCGGTGCGCCTGCCTTCCGACGGCCGCGTGCCCATCTTCCGCTCGGGCGGCTTCTATGTCCTGAGCAACAAGCAGACCACCGCGCCGGCCACGGCCGTCAACGGCGGTACCGTCAACGTCGGCCGCACCCGCCTGTCACGCGTGCGCGTGATCGGCAACGACAACGCGACCATCCAGACGGGCTACACGGTCGACAAAGAGGCCGGCATCGTCACCTGGGTGGACGTGACGGGCTACTCGCAGCCGGTGCGCGTGGCGAACTACATCGAAGACATGTCGCAAATCCGCGATGCGCAGATCAATGGCGACATCACCGGCCTCAAGGCGCTGACGCACGATTTCCCGGTCGGCTCCTACATCTCCAGCGCCATGATGCTCGGCGACCTGCGCGCGCGGGTGAAGCCGGTGTTCGACCAGGCCACGTGGGACGGCATCACCTGGTCGGACACCGTGGTCGGCAACCCCGCGCCGGCCACCTACAACGACACCGGCTACCCGATTGTGGTCACGAACCGCGGCGCGCGCACCGAGCGTTTCGCGCTGGTGTTCAAGACCACGCAGAGCGTCGACGTGATCGGCGAGCACGTGGGCAACCTGGGCACCTACAGCATCAACGCGCTCATCGCGCCGATCAACCCGTACACGAACACGCCCTACTTCAGCGTACCCATCGCCGGATGGGGCACCGGCTGGTCGATCGGCAATGTCTTGTTCGTGCCGACGGTGGGCGCGCTGCCGACGCTCTGGATCGCCCGCACGGTGAAGCAAGGCCCGGCGGCAGGCCTCGACTATTCCTTCGAATTGCTCGCCCGCGGCGACATCGACAACCCCCTCTGAAAGTAGCGCATGACCTCTCCCGTAGACACTTCCGTCAAGCACTTCAGCAGCGCGATGGTCAACGCGCCCGTCGTCAACGGCGTCGTGGGCGCCGGCATCGCGTGGCTGGACGCGCTGCTGCTGACCGGCTTTGACACCAAGACCCTCACCTCCTTGGTCGTGGCGGGCGGCGTGGCGACTGCAACGTTCACGGGCTCTCACAGCGCGATCACGGATTCCGTGATCCTGGTGGCCGGCGTGACGGGTGGACCGACCGGCTTTGCCAACCTGAACGGCGAGCAAAAAGTCACGGGCCGCCCGCTGACCACCACCCTGACCTTCGCCACGGCCGTGCCCGATGGGACGTACACCGGCACGATCACCATCAAGATGGCCCCGGCCGGCTGGACCAAGGTCTTTACCGGCACCAACAAGGCGGTCTACAAGAGCAGCGACCCGGCGGGCAGCGGCATGCTGCTGCGTGTGGACGACACCAATGCGCAGGTGATGCGCATCACCGGCTACGAAGCGATGACCGATGTCGACACGGGCACCGGAGCGTTTCCGCTGGCGGGGCAGATTAGCGGAGGCGGCTATTGGCCCAAGAGCAACGTGGCTTCTTCCGCGCCCGTCGCATGGGCTTTCGCAGCAGACTCTCGTCTTTTCTATCACTCGATCCAGACGGGCTACAGCCAGACGGTCGCGCAGCAGATTTCCTCGATTCGCGGCTTTGGAGACCCTATCGCGCTGCGCCCATCAGGGGACGTGTATTCATGCATCTTGACGGTTAGCAACTCTGTCACGGTGTCGAGCGTTGTGGGTTGTTTGGGCAACAACCTCGACGCGGTCACCTACTCGCCTCGTGCGTATTCGGGTCTTGGGAGCGCGGTTGCGCACTCGGCCTATAACTGGGGCTTCGGCAACGGCGCGGGGGCCTATGTCAGTGGTGTGACGGCAACCATCCATGGTGCCTTCCCCAACCCTGTGGACGGAGCGCTGTATCTCGCTAAGAAGATCACGGCTCAATCAGGTACTGTGAACCCGCGCGCCGAGCTCCCTGGCTTGTATGTTGGCCTTCAAAGTGGTCTGTGGGACTTTTTCAAGCTGGGCGACCGGACGCCCGGAACAGGCGCGTTGGTTGGTCGCAACCTGATGGCGTGGACCTGTGCAAGTTCGTCGGCAACAACAGCGTCTTCGACTTCCGCGAACACGGGCATTGCGTTCATCGATGTGACCGGACCTTGGCGCTGATATGGCAGTGCATCGCTACTGGCGGGTCAACAGTTTGGAGGCGTACGCTGCGGGCGCGCTTGCGCTCAGCGAATTGCAGTTGTTCAGTGAGACGACGCGCGTCGACTCGACGGCCACACTGAGCAGCAGCGTCGCACCGGCAACGGGCTCGCTGGCAAACCTGAAAGATGACAACCTGAGCACCGACGCCACCTGGCCGAGCGCCAAAGGGCTGGTGCTCGCATGGGACTTCGGCGCGGGCGGCGAGGTGGACGTGACGAACATCCTGCTCGGTGCGGCCGACGGCCGAACGATGTTCCCGCTGACGGCCAACCTGCAGTGGTCCGACGACGGAACCGCGTGGGTGGATCGCTACTCGATTCCGTTCATCGGCATCAAGTGGCCGGGGCCGCGTGCAAAGACCGCCAACACCACGCGCACGATCTCCGGCAAGTTGCGGTTTGACAAGAACTGGAGCGATCAGAGCATCGCCGGCGAGACGGTGTATTCGACCGGCTCCAGCGTTTTTCATGGCATCGCCAACGGGTTCCGGCTCCAGTTGGGTCCGGGGTCTGTGACGGATGTGCGGGTGCGATTCGATGCAATGCCCAGCATGACCGATGTGGACATCACGGCAGTCATCAACTTGCAGGGCGAGCCTTCCGTCGTGTTCCGCACGTCATACTGGGGCAACGCCAACGACACCTATGGATACACGGCCGGTGTGGGTGCGGGCAACGTGTATATCGGAAGGGGGTCGAACAGTTCGACCGGGTCTTATACGCAGATCGCGGTGGCGGCGCACGGCCTGACCGGCAGTGGCGACCTGACTTTGCGAGTGACGATGACCGGGTCCGCTTACAAGGTCTACGTCAACGGTGTGCTGAAGCTGTCGGGCACGGACACCACCTACAGCGCTGCCGGTGAAGTAGGCGTGCGGTCGTACAACGCCACGTCGTTCTTCAACTCGCTTCAGGTTCGGGACGCCGAGGAAACGCACCCGTTGATCGTGTTGGAGGCAGCCGCCGCGCGGTGGCCGCAATCGATCGCGATCGCATCGCTCGCGGCGATGCCTGCGTATCCAGGCGCGAGTTCGCGTGCAGAGCGCTTGCGTGATCGCCCGAACTACCTTTTTGATCCCAAAGCCCGCGCGCGGCTTCGCGGCACGACGAAAGACAAGGGCACGCCCAACGTGCCGGTGGCCGAGCGCGTGAGGCTGTACCGCGAACGCGACGGCATGATGCTGCGCGAAGTGTGGAGCACGCCGGGCACGGGTGCCTATTCGTTCGACTACATCGAAGAGACGGAGACCTACACCGTCATCAGCTACGACCACAACGGCAGCTTCCGCGCTGTGGTCGCGGACGGCCTGACCCTTGCCAACGGTGGCGTGGAGTTGATCGCATGAGCTTCACTCCTACTCAAGCCTTCAAGGACGCGCGGCTCGTGGGCGGGATCGCGGCACTCATCGATACCGATCCTCTCAACGCGGCCTACGCCAACCTGTTTGACGGCTCGGGCGTGGCGCTGGTGACGATGGTCTTCTCGCGGCCCGCAGTCACCTTCATCGACCACGCGCTTGTGTTCGCGCAGGGCGCCAGCGCCGGCGACATGATCCTCGCGCAGGGCAACGCCGCAGCCTTCGATCTCTACAACGGCGCGGGCACGCTGCTCGGCTCGGGCGATGTCTCCGACGCGGCCGGCGCTGGCGCGCTCAAGATCAGCGGCACCACGGGTACGCTGCTGTACGCCGGCGCGCGGGCCATCCTCGCTGAACTGAAAGTGGTGTGATGTGGCGGCTGTCGATCTTCTCTTCGTCGCGGCACCGCTCACCACCGGCGACCTGGTCTTCGGCGACGATGGCAGCAATCCCATCTCCGATGCGATCGTCTCCGGCCAGATCGACGCCGGCATGCCCGATGTCGTCGGCCGCGTGGCGCTCGGCTTCAGTATCGGCGGTGCCATCGACGCCGGCATGCCGGACGTGCTCGGCGAGGTCCGGTACTTCACCGACACGCAGCGCCCGCTCGTTTCGCGGCTCGGCGTGCGGTTTCAGGAGGCCGTGCCGATCGAGGCCGGCACCAGCATCCGGCAGCAGGACGGCAAGCCTCTCGCGTCCGCCGCGGCGGTGCGCTTCGCCGATGCCGCGCCGCTGGCAGTGGGCGCCGCGGTGCGGTTCCAAGACGGCCAGCGGGTGCGCCGCGACATCGGCGTGCGGTTCCAGGACGGCGCGCCCGCGGGCGCAACCGTGGGTATCCGCTATCAGGAAGCGCTGCGCCAGCGCGTCGGCACCAAGGCCCGGTTCCAGGATGCGCTGCGCGCCGGCGCGGTGTCGGGCATCCGGTTCCAGGAAGGCATCCGCGTGCGCCGCGCAGCCGTCGCGCGATTCCAGGACGCGAAACCCTTCTTCGTCGGCCTCACGGCCTTCGAGAGCTACGGCAAGCCGATCAGCATTGGCCGCACTACGCGCTACCAAGATGCCATCAAGCCGCCGCCTGGCGTCTCCAGCACCACGCCGCCGCAGCCTGAGGACCCGTGCTATGTCCCCGATGGCGATCTGCTGTTCGAGGCGCCCTGGAGCGCGGACACCGATCTTGTTTTTGTTTGCGAGCGGCATGACGGGCCTGGGCCTGGCGAGACCGTCGTCGTTCCCGTTCGAAGGATTTACACCGTGATCAATTCGGCCATGCTTCGGCGTGTGGACGGCAGCGTGCTGATCCCGACCACGTCCATGTCCCTGACCATCGACGCAGATTCGTGGACCTGGGGTTTCTCGGCGCGCGTGCCTGGCGCAGCGCTGCCGGACCTTGAGCCAGTCGACGGCGTGCCCGTCGAACTCGAAGCCACCATCAACGGGGTCCCATACCGCGCGATCGTCGAGGGCATAAGCCGTGAGCGGGTGTTCGCCCGTTCTGACCTGACCGTTACCGGGCGCGGCAAGGCGGCGGTGCTCGACACCCCGTACTCGGCCGTCCTGACCTTCGGCAACCCGACCGCCGACCGCACCGTGCAGCAGCTGGCGAACGACGTGCTGTCGCTCAATGGCGTGAGCCTCGGATGGGACGTGGATACCGGATGGCAGCCTGACGATTGGCTCGTGCCCGCCGGCGCCTGGTCATTCCAGGGAAGCCACATGGCGGCCCTCAATGCCATCGCGGCGGCGTCCGGCGGCTATGTGCAGCCGCACCACACTGGCAAGGCCCTGAGCGTGCTGCGCCGCTACCCGGCCAAGCCTTGGGAGTGGGGCGATGTGACGCCCGACTATGAGCTGCCCTCCGACGTGGTGCAGAAGGAAAGCGTCGTGTGGACAGACAAGGCCATCTACAACCGCGTCTTCGTGCGCGGCATGAAGACGCCGTACATCGGCCAGGCCACGCGGGCCGGCACCGCAGGCGACCTCGAGGCGCCGATGGTGACCGATCAGCTCATGACCCACACCATCGGCGCCCGCCAGCGCGCGCTGCCCGTGCTCGCCGACGTGGGCCGGCAGGCTGCGGTGTCGCTGCGCCTCCCTGTGCTCGCCGAGACCGGAATCATTCCCCCGGGCAAGTTCGTTCGCTACATCGACGGGGGCACGACTCGCATCGGGCTCGTGCGCAGCGTGTCGGCCGACGTTCAGCGAGCCGACAAGAAATTGACCATCTGGCAAACCATCGGAGTCGAAACCCATGTCAGCGTTTAACCCTTGGAAGGCCCTGCAGGGCTTGCTGTCCGGCCCGCCCCTGCAGGCCGGCGTCGTGCTGGCGATCGACGATGGCCTTGTCACGGTCGAACTGCCCGGAGGCGGGCTCATCACGGCCACCGGCCCCGCCACGGTCGGCCAGACCGTCTTCGTGCGCGGCGGCGTGATCGAGGGCGAAGCGATCGACGCCGGTCCCATCGACATCATCGAGATCTAAAGAAAGCGCGGAGGCAATACATGGACATGGGTGACATCGCCGGCAACCCGATTGCCCAACTGGCATTCCTCATTCTCTCGGCCGCCGGCGGCTATCAGGTGTGGCGCCAGCGACAGCCGACCGAAGCGAAGGAACGAGCCGACAGCTCGGGGCAGATTGCAGCGCTGGCGACCTGGCAGGCGCTGCTCGAGGGAGAACGCGCCGCACGCGTCAAGGCCGAAGAGCGTGCGGACAAGTTCGCGGCAGAGCGCAACGAAGCGCTGCAGGAGGTGTGGGAAATGAAGGGGCAGCTCAAGGCAATGAACGAGACCCTGGCCGCGCAGACCACCGAGCTGGGCTCTCTGCGCGATCAGGTCCGCCAACTCAAGGAGCAGATTCATGGACAGTGATACGGATAGCGCGCCGCTCGAGGATCTGCCGCGGGTCCGGCCGCCTCGCCAGTGGCGTCGTCTCATCGAGACGCTGTGCGTCATCGGGAGCCTATTCCTCGGCGGCTTCGGCTCGGGGTACTTCTGGGCTGCGCGCAACGCTGATGCACAGCTGCTGCGTCAGCGCGCCGATCACCTGAGTGAGATCGACCGATTGCAACTGGCCTACGGGCAGCGGATCGACCGAGCCGCCGGCGCCGTTGCTGACGCGGCCGTCGCCACGACGAATGCCGCGGTGGCAACCACCACCGCGGCTGAGGCCGTTGGCGAGGCGGCCGATCAGGTGGGAACCGCAGCGAAGACGGCAACGTCGGCGGCAATCACTGCCAAGGCAGTCGCCAAGGCCACGGGTGCCCCCGCGCCGGCGGCCGTGGTCAACAACGAGATCCGCAAGGCGAATCAAAAGCTACAGGGGCCGCGGCAATGAAATCCGCGCTTGTGATCGCAGTGCTGGGCGTCCTGCTCGGCTGCGCTGCTACTTCCGTCGCGGTGCCGCCGCGCGAGCAGCGCAACTGCCCGCCGCTGCCGGAACTTCCCCCGGTGCCCACGAGCGAACAGCGCGCTGTTCACTACGCCACCGTCATTCGTCTCTACGTCCAATGCGCAGGCCAACCATGAACAACCGCACCGCGTTCCTCGACATGCTCTCCGTTTCGGAAGGCACCAGCACCAGCCCGGCCACACGGAACAAGGGCTACGACGTGATCGTGACGGGCGTCGACGGCAAGCCCGAGATATTCACCGACTACAGCACGCATCCCTTCGCGCGAGGCCGGCCGCCGAAGATCATCAACAGCAGCGGCCTCAGGTCGACTGCCTCGGGCCGCTACCAGCACCTGGTGAAGCATTGGCCGCACTATCAGGCGCTGTTGCATCTGCCAGACTTCGGTCCCCAGTCGCAAGACATGTGGGCCATCCATCTCATCCGCGAGCGCGGCGCGCTGCCAATGATCGATGCCGGCGAATTCGACCAGGCCGTCGACGCCGTGCGCAATCTGTGGGCCAGCCTGCCTGGCGCCGGCTACGGCCAGCCCGAGCACTCGCTCGCCCGACTGCGCCGCGCATACCTCGACGCCGGCGGCGAGGTGGCGTGATGTACGTCTACGTCGCCACTGCCATCGCAGCGCTGCTGATTGGGTTCGGCGGCGGCTGGAAAACGCAGGCCTGGCGGCACGACGCCGCCGAGCTGGAGCGCACGCGCATCGAGTCGCGCGACCGTCTCAAAAAGATCGAACGGGGCGATGAAGCCGCAGTTGCGCACGAACAGTTCAAGGCCAAGGAGGAAATCCGCTATGTCTATCGCACGCAGATGGTCGACCGAATTGTCGAGCGGCCTGTGTATCGCAATCAGTGCTTCGACGATGACGGGCTGCGCCTCATCAATGACGCAATCGCAGGACGTGACGCCCCAGGCCAGCCTGCGCCAGCCGTGCCCGGATCTGCAGCCGCTGCCCGATAGCACCGGGAAGACGCTACTGCGCTGGGCGCTGGTCACCGTCAAGGAGTACCGGACCTGTCAGGACCGGCACCAGCGCCTGGTGGATGGCGCGCCGCCAGCGAAGTAGGGCGGTCAGCTGCAGCCGCGCGCCGCGCACTGCCGGCGCGCTTCATCGACCTCGGCCTGCAGCTCCCGTGCCCGCGTCTCGCAGCGCACGGCGGCGGCATTCGCCTCTGTGGCGATCGACTGTGCGTAGGTGGCGCCGGCCAGGTTGTTTCGTGCCCGCGCCGTGTTGGCCAGGATCTCGCGCTGCTGTGCGTCGCAGGCCCGCTGATGGCGATCGAGCTGAGTGGTCTTGTCGCGCAGCGTGTAGCCGGCCTGGGTCTTCAGCCGGTCGGCCTCGGCCTCCTTGAGCTGCTGATCAAGCGATGGCCTGCCGGCTGGCGCCGCGGGCTCGCTGGGCGGGGCTGCGGCGGGCTTCGGCGCCTCGACCAAGGGCTTGATTGCGGTCTGCGCCTGCGCGCGCTCACAGGGCGTTTCCTGGAAGCTGGTCGAGCCATTGGCGCCGACGCATTTGTAGAGCGCCCACGAGGGCTGCGCGGCGATCAGGAACAGGGCGGCCAGTATGTGGCGCATGGTTTCTCTCCTCGTTTTCGAACCCGCATGGTAGTGCCACGCGATCACTTGGGCCACGCCGGCAGCAAGCCTTCTTCCTCATCGTCATTCACATCGAAGCCCGTGCTGCATCGCGGGCTCATGCGCTCAAGCGCCGCAAAGCCCATTTCCAGCTCCGTGACGCACCACCACGTCTGCCGCGTCTGGATGGGCTTGCTCTTCGCGCCGCGGGCGCTGATCTCGAAGCCGTCGATCATGACGCCGCCTTCCTTGATCGTCAGCACGCGCGCGTACTGCAGGACCGGCAGAAGGTCCTTCTCAAGATTCTTGATGGCCAGGAGCCGCGCCTGCATCGTGTTGCCGTAGTGCTCGCGGTTGGCCTTCCGGAAATCGAGCACGCCCGGCACGCCTGCCTGATCCGTCACGCGGGCTCGGGACATCCAATTGCCATGCCATCGCAGCAGGACTACGTGGCACAACATGTCGACCTCCCGGCACCATCACACAGGCCCATAGACCGCGCGGATGTGCTCGCCGGCATTGCCGTCGCACGGATCGCCGTAGCGGTCGCCGATCGACGCGCACAGCTCCGCGACGCCGTACGCGAAGTCGATCTGCATCTGGTCGAGCCTGTCACCTGGCTTGACGATGCCCAGCTCGGCCGCGAGGGCCGCGAACACCACTTCGGGATCGCGCTGTGTGAACTCGAAGGCAGGGGCAGCGTCAGCGCCGTCGACGTGCCCCACGGATGATTGGTCTGGCATGCTGTAGCCTCTAGATGTACTGTAAAGGCATACAGTATTATCCCGGCCCAGATCACCCGTCAATCGGATCCCGAGCGCAAAATTGGCCCAATGTGCAACCGTTACATCTCCCCTGATGACTACGAGATAGAGAGCTTCTGGCACATCAGCCAGAACAGCCCGCCCCGATGGGTGAAGGCGGTGTACCCGCGCATGCAGGCGCCGTTCATCCGTCGCGCAAAACACGCTACCGGCTACGAGCGCGAGCTGGTCACGGGGCAGTGGGGGCTGATCCCGTGGTTCGCCAAGGAGCCGAAGCTCAAGTACCCGACGAACAACGCGCGCAGCGAAGAACTCGAGGCGAAGGCGAGCTACAAGGAGCCTTGGAAGCGGGGCCAGCGCTGCATCATCCCGGCGAGTGCCTTCGACGAGCCGAACTGGGAAACCGGGAAGAATGTTTGGTGGCAGTTCCGGCGCGCGGATGGAACGCCATGGGGCCTTGCCGGCTTATGGAATACCTGGACCGACAAGGCCACCGGCGAGATCCACGAGAGCTACACCATGCTCACGCTCAACGCCAACGAGCATCCGCTGATGTCGCGCATGCACAAGCCTGAGGTCGATCCCGTGACCAAGCAGCCATTGCCGGCAGACAAGCAGGACAAGCGCTCGGTGATCCCGCTCGAGATGCATGAGTTCGACGTATGGCTCGCCGGCACGATCGAAGAGGCGCAGAAGCTGCTGAAGCTGGCGCCAGTTGAAGTCTTCGTTGCGGAACCGATCCAAACGCCAGCAGACCCTGAAATTTAGCTTGCTCTGTGACGCCACTTGGATGAGCGATTGCTCTGTTGAACTGGCGAAGTACACTGCGCTCGGTGACAACGTGCAACATCCTTTTAGAGGGGCCGCAAGGCTAAAGAATGGCTACTCGCGTGACACCCGGTGGAGCGACCTTTACGCGGTTGCTTGGCAGGGGCTTTGAGTGGACTCTCTTGGCACTGCTCTTTGGTCTGCTTCAGCTTTGGCTTGATATCGGCTCTCGCCTCGGCTCCCACGACCTATCATTTTTTTCTGTAATCAAAGACGGCGCCGTTCTCTTTTTTGTCACAGGTATCGTCAGTGGTATTGCCATCGACTTCCAGATGGATCAAAAGAAGAACGCAGTTTCAAATGTGCTGAAACGCTGGATGTTCTTTGTAATTCCTTTTGTAGTTTTGATCTTGGCAATCATTGCGTATCAAATGACGAAACAAGGAATTGATGCGAGCCGGGAAGATTATTACATAGCAATAAATGTATGGCTTTCAATTTTGTCAATTGTTTATTCGATTGGTGCCAAAGCGTACCTCTATAAAGATTAAATGATCTACGCCATTTCTGCGCTTTCTATCGCTTCGCTTGTAGGTTTTCTGTGGGCGCTTCGATCAACTCTGTTGGAGCGAATGCGAATTGAGAATGAATTGCTTGAGGCGATGACCAATGTTCACCAGTCAGCATCAGTCGATATTGATGTTGCAGTTAACGATGTCAATGCAGCTTTGCTAGAACTCGTTCAACGGATGGGGAAAATTGAAAGTGTTGTTCAGCTACAGGCTCCTGAACAAGAGGAGCATAAGGTGGCGAATCCGTACCTCATTCCGTCGAACCTTCTCCGACATGGTCGTTCTCTGCGCAGCATGGAGTTGGAGGAGTTTCAACCCTTGCGATCTGAGGCATTGATTCACTAAGGTCGAAAATGGCAGAAGACTCGAACGTATCCAGTTTGATTGAAGTTTGGGCTAGTTCTTCAAAAGACAATCTCGACAAGATGACCGACGCGCTGCAAAAGATTCGAAGTAAGCAGGTCGGTACGCCGAGTTCGCATGCGGAATTACTAAGAAAATGTCGTCAAGAATATGATGACATTGAAGAATTTTTGCCGGGCGATCTGGTCACGTGGAAGGATGGTCTTCGCGATCGGTTGCATCCTGAGCCTGGATGGCCCGCAATCGTCTTAGAGGTGTTTGAACTGCGCGTGAAAGACCCGACTCCCGACACGCAGTCTGCGTCATTTCGACGGTTTTATGACATTCTCGGTGGGGTGCTTATTGACGGGGTAATGTATACATTTCACTTTGAGAGTAGGCGCTTAAAAAGGTTTGAGGCTGAATCCGCTTAAATGCAGATTGCTCTTCGGGCTGGATCGTAGAGACGTGGCCAATGGGGCCAGCCACAGTGCCGAGTGATTCCCAGAGATCTGCGTACAGCCTGGCACGTATCGGGGCCTTCCACCGTGTGGTCGATGTCGAGGCCTGCCTGCTCGATGAGCTGGGCAGCAGCGATCTCAAGTAACTGCAGAACCGCGCGCGGGCCCGGCGGCCAGGAGAGGCTTAGCCTTCGTCGTCGGCCGGAAACTCGAACCGCAGGGTCACGAACGCCACCTCGGCGGCCTTGCGCGGGTCGCGATCGGCATTGAGCGGGTAGAGCGCGAAGGTCAGCATGTCGAGCCATTCACGGTCGACGGCGCCGTCGCAGCGGTCGTAGAACTCGCTCCGGAATTCATGCCACCACGCCTCCTGATCTGTCAGGGCGCCGCCGGCGATCACGATGGGCTTCTCGGGCTTCCACATGGGCGCATGCTACTGCGAAGCGTTCCCTGACGTTGCTGTATCAGGCGGCGCCGCGCCCGAGGCTGCCGGTCTCTTGAGGCCGAGCTTCTGCAGCCAAGGCCAGGCGTTGTACTTGTCGCCGCGTTGGCGGAGGTGTGTGTATCGGCGCAGCGAGTTCCAGGACCGATGGCCGGAGACGCCGGCCACATTGGGGATGTTCCAGCCCAGCTCGAAAAGGCGGCTGATGCCGTCGTGGCGCAGATCGTGGAAGTGGAGGTCTTCAATGCCCAACAGGGCGCACGCGTCCGTGAACGCGCGGCTGATGGAGTCGCTGTTGTGCGGAAAAATCCGCCCCTTCTGCTCGGCAGACTTGCGGCGGTTCACGATGATCGCCAGCGCCTCGGGCGTCAGCGCGCAGCGCACGTCGTTGCCCTCTTTCTCGCCGGGGTGCTTCATGTCCCGCACCCAGATCTCGGCGTGTTCTTCGTCCAGATCTTCGAAGGTCTGCCGGGTGATTTCCTCCTGCCGGCGCGTGCTGAAGATCGCGTAGCAGATGATCTCCCGCATCGGGATTGCGTCCTTGCGCTTGATCCGGCCGAAGTGCTCCATCAGCTTGTCCAGCTCGGCCAGGGTGGGGCGCCGCTCGCGCTGATTGGATCTCGACGTGAGCCCGAGCGATTTGCACACCTTGCGCGCGTCGTCGATCACCTGCGGATCGAGCTGATAACCCCAGGCCGGCCTGGCCAGGTGATAGACCGCGGCCACATGCGAAAGGTAGTTGCCCGCGGTCTGAGGTTGAACGCCGAGATCCTTGGCGAACTGCACCCAGTCGGCGCTGGTGATCGTGGATCCGCGCCGCTTGGCAAGCGTGGTGGCGCCGACGGTGTTGAGCACCTGCGCCTTGGTCTTGCCGATCGCCTTGCGCGACTCGGCGACGTACTTCTTGATCGCCTCGGCCAGCGTGGGGTCGGGCGCCTTGAGCTTTTCCAGTGCCCCGGGCTTTGACAGCTCCGCCTCCCGGTTTTTGATCCAGAGCTTGGCCGCCGACTCACGGTCGAAGGTGTCGGTTTCGCTGTACACGACCACACCGCCGTCCTTGATTCGGATGCGGGCCATGTGCGCTACGCTTCCGTCTGCGCGCTTGCGTTTCGTGATGGTGCCCAA